ATAAATAGTCTTAAGCAAAAATTGTCAAGGATTATTTTGAAGTTTTTTATGCAACTCTAAATAATGTATATTCCCAAACCATCTTTTTTTCCTTCCCGAATTTTCCCTTTCTAACTTCAATTTCCCTTCTCTGAATCACTGTCTTTATCCCTTCAAAATCCGCCAGGTAATTATCCAGTTGAGCAGGATCCCTGAATGGTTTGGTCACCTGCTTCAACTTCTGCCCGATCAGTTCTGGATCGCCACTATGGAATTCCCATTTCCCTTTTTTCATTTATCCCCTCAATATCCGGTTAACCGCCTTTACAAACCTATCCCCGCTCAATCTCTGTAGATTAATCGGGTGAATTATCGTTTTACTCGACTCTTCTACGGGTTTCGCCTTTTTGATCTCCACCCCCAGACTTCGGAGATAATGCTGCCGATCCCGGAGTCTCCGCTTTTCCTTTGGCATATTCCGATAATGCTCTGCATTGGAAATTTGAGCGTGCTTTTTCATACACCGTTTTCTGCCACACGTAACCCGGATGGCTGGGCGGGGGCAATAAGGACATTTCTTTTTATAGGTTTGTTTTACTTCGTGCTTCATATTCGTTTCACCACATCGTTCCCTGTGCCAGTTCCTGTAAGCTGAATTTCAGGTGGGAACATTTCTTCATAGTAAAATCTCTTGGCGTAATCTATCGTTGCCCATCTCAACATAAATTGGTTCAATCTCAAAGGCTATAAATCTTCTATTTTTTTCTTTGCAAATTACTGCTGTTGTTCCAGTCCCGCTAAAAATATCACAAACAATATCCCCTGGATTAGTCCAGGTATCTATAATCCATCGAACCATTTCAATAGAGTCCGGACACGGATGTTTACTCAATCCGTCATTTTTAAAACTCTTTGAATCATAGAGAACCACATCCCTTAAAATTCGTTGAACAGGTTTATCATAAACTAAAAGAGGTTCCCAGCAATTATAACCACCAAAACGATTAAATGATGGGGAGGATGGTTTATTTATAACAATCACCCAATAAGCATTAGAATAACGACCAATATTAGAAACTCCCGGAGTAACTAATAATTTCTTGGATTTCCTTCTGGCTAATTTAAACCACACTTTACAAAATTTATCATAATCACTCTCTGATAACTTATCGTTTGAATTGGAGGGATAAGACCTTGAAAAACTTCCGATTGATCCCTGAGTATTAAAGGGAGGATCGGCATATATTAAATCGATGGATTTATCCGGGAGTTCCTTCATCCCCTCAAGACAATCAATACACGTAATTTTATTTATATATTTTTCTTTCCAGTCCATATCATGCCTGCCCTTTATTATAAAAGAATCTCCTGCCTCAATCTATCCTCACATATTTTGACGTAATCCGGGTTGATCTCAAATCCGATAAACCGCCTGCCAAGATTCTTAGCTGCTACCAACGTAGTACCAGAACCAGCAAAAGGGTCAAGGATGAGGTCTCCCGGGCGAGAATAGTCTGATATAAAACAAAGGGACTCTTTTTCAACTTATCCCCATTTATGGAATCTCTTATCTTGGGATGATGGCCATAAAACATTTTGTTGCATTGGAGTATCTTCTAAATTATCAAATCCATATAAAAGAACTGGCTTCCATCCATCTATCATTTTATTGCGCCAGCAGAAATTCCTTTGCGCATGGAGGACTATAATTATTGCTCTATATATCATGTATTTTGAAAGACTTGTTAAAACTTCTGGCAAATATAAACTTCCCGAATAAGTCAATAACCATCCCGTCTTTTTTAAGAGACGATTCGATTGTTCAGATAGATTTTCCCAAACATACATAAATTCTTTCCCATACGGCGGATCAGTCACCACCAGGTCGATACACCCGTCGGGAAGCTCACGCATAAGTTTAAGGCAGTCACCGCACTGGATTGTATTTGTCCACTCTTCAAGCTTGCTCACAGTTTCATCTCCGCTTGCACCATCCCTGTAATTTCCCATCTCTTCTCAATCGGATCCCATCTCCCCGGGGGTGGGGGATAATAATAAAATCTCCGCCCTCTTTGCTCGGCATCCGGGACCGGGATCCGATTTGCCCTGAGTTCGGATATCATAGAATTGATCGCGCAAAACCCCGTCCGGTGAATAATCTCCAGGGTACTGATCCCCGCCGATCCGGATTCAATTAGAAGTTGAAGCAAAACCTGCAAATCCCGGCAAGTGTCGTACTTTCGATAGTGAATTTCACCCGTTTTCATAGCTGATTTTCTTCTTCAATTCTTAAGTCTCTCCGCCCCGCACTGCTTGATTTCTGCCATGGTCTCCAAATAATACAAGTCCCCATTCTCCCCTTTAAAGAACGGTCTCCCACTGTCATCCCAGCCCTGGAAGGTCAGCCATTTCTCCACCGAGCCATCCGGATTATGCACCGGGACCCTGGATATTTTCGGTTCCAACATTACATCTGGTTTCATGTTAAACATTTCAGACCCACTGTTTTATAGGTTTAATTTTCGCACCTGTTTGTCTCCGAAACTTGCCCAACCGTCTCTATCGTTACCTCCACCATCGGATTCCCCTGTTTGAATTCCACTTCTCCCCATTTGACGTCTTTATCGTCCGGCAAAAGGTTTATGGCGGCCATCCGGGTTTTGGTGGAGAAGAACTGGTCAACGATAAGCTTCCCTGCGCTCTGGATATAATTGTCCCGGTCTGGTGATCTTCGCCATCTATCATGAATCACCAGGTCGATTCGCACCGGCTCTTTGAAGTAACTCATATTACCCGGGTGATGAATCTTTGCCAGTTGTGTCCCTTCTTTTATCGCCCAGAAGAATCTGGTCATAAACTTTCTCTTAATCGCGCTCCTCACCTGTGGCGTTGCCCCGGTATCGAGGTCATGGTAACTCGGAAGCTTTGCAAAAATCACAAAGGAAAGTTTCATTCTTCATCCGTGTAATCGTAAGCATGTTCTTTATTCCATAGCCAGTCTGAATATGCTTTGAGTTTTCCCCTCTGTGCCGGTGTCCGCTCGTCATCTGGCATTTCGGCAATGGCTTTTAGTTCTTCCCGCTGTCTTTCAAAGACATCCTCAAGTTCCAGAACTTCCCGATATTTTTCCTTCGCAATCCGGTATTGCTTCACCGCCTTATCCGCCAGCCGCTGAGCCTCCTTGCGCAAATCATCCACCTGTTTCAAACTTAAATCCTCATCCGAACCCAGGCAGACCTCGAAGTGGCAATAGTCATAGCTCAACATGATTTTAACACTTGCTTTTGGCATGATTATCCTCCTGTTTCGGTTTCAAACATTTCCCTTAATAGTTTTTATTGCTTCCAGTATCTCCACCACTACCTGCGGTACGATGGCATTACCTAAAGCTTTCAGTCTTTCAACCCGGTGTCCCGCCTTGGTGAGTTTAAATCCGTCCAGTTCAACGGAAATCCCATCATCCACTCGACAAAATTCGGTTGCAACTTCAATCCAGTTTTGATCCCAGTCTGGTGATTCAGTTTCCCCCTGATTTGAGTGCATCCCGGACTGTGAGGCTGGAAGTCGTTTTGACGTGGTGTCGGGAGCATGGCAACCATTTCCTGGGGAGTTGGGTTTTTGCCTTCCCCCCACTTTGCCGATCTCCCTTTTGTCCCCGATCCGCTTGTTACTGTACCCAATAATCCACACCCTGTCTCTCCGGTGCGGCGCATTGACGGCGCAAGCTGGAATAACAAGCGGTTGGACTTCGTAACCTTCGGCTTCCAGATCAGCACACACCGTGTCGAGTGCCATCGGGATGAAACCAGCAACATTTTCACCAATGACCCAAGTGGGCTGAAACTCTTTAATAATCCTAAGCATCTCCGGCCAGAGGTAACGGTCATCCGTCTTGCCTCGTTGTTTTCCCGCAACGGAAAAAGGCTGGCAGGGGAATCCGCCGGTAAGAAGGTCAATATGCCCGTCAAAGATGCTCCGCCCTGTGCGTAGTTTCCTTTTCTCCCATTTACCATGTCTTCTGTCGGTGTTGGTAATAGACCCACCACCGATCCTAACCTCGGCACTTTCTTTCCCCGTACCATCTGGTAACCCGTGCTGTTTTGCGCTTCGGGTGTCGGCAATAACCCGCTTCCTTGTGACTCCCCGGATGTCGTCATAGATCAAACTCTCCCTTCCGAAATTCTTTTTGATGACTTCCTGGCAAAACTTGTTATTGTCACAGAAGAAAACATTCTCATACTCATTTCCCCATACCATTTGACAGGCTAAAGCGAAACCCCCGATACCACTGAATAAATCTATGTGCCTCACTTTTCATTTTCTCTTTCCCCCCCCAGTCACCCGTATGGGCAACCGGGGGGCTTGGTTAGTTTGAGTTTTTTACCACGAAAACTTTAACCGTTGATCGGTGGAACACTTAGCTTACTTCCACATCGGAATCACCTCCTCTCATGGTGCCCGTCCCCGGGCCGCCATACCTTGAGCTTTAGGGACCCTATGCCCACAATCGGAGCAAAACCATTCATCCCCCATGTCAGCCATCTGCTTTTTGCAAGCCCCACATATCCCCGATTCATTCCCACGAGGATTCTTTTTCTCGTTCATCTCCAAGGTTAATCGATCAAATTTCTCACGTAACGCTCCCATACTCAAAATATTTATCTTCCAAAACCGATGCCCCTGAGAAAACTCAATAAGCTCGATTATTTCATCCACCGTCCTTTCGTCCCTCTCCACCATCAACCGGACATCATTCGCCCAGTCATTGACTTGCTTCTCTGTTATTTTTGCCTTGGGGTTGTTTTTGTGGATAAGTTGTTTAAGATTTTCGGAAACGGGAAGGTATCTTTTATTCTTTTCTAATTCTACTTCTAATTCTACTTCTAATTCTGTCGTCCGGTTTCTTTCCGGTATTTTTCTTTTTGGTGTCTTTTTGGATTCCGTTATTTTTCTTTTTGAGTCACCATATAACTCCCATTTAGTCTTAAAGTTACGTAAACGCTTAGAATATAACTCCCCGTTCCCCCCCACTTTTAGTATCCCGACTTGCCCTACTAACTTCTCCCTAATTTGCCCCCACTCTTCAATTGGTAGGTGTAGGAATTTTGCAATTTGTTCATCCGTCATCGGTGTGTTTTCTTTTAAATAGAGAGCACCCCTTTCCACTCCATTGAGCCACATTTTTGCCCAAAGACGGGTTACAATTCCCATCTCATGGTGGGTCAAAACTTCTATTGCCGATTTTTCATCTTCGAGTAATTCTGAAGCGTAAAGTGGAAACCATGGCGTAGGTTTTCGTGGCATCCGTCCCCTCTGTCCGTCCAATGGTTAGTTTTGAATCTTTGAGTTCAACCTAATCTCTTCAAACTCTTTTGCGGGATCAAACCAGTCATCCTTTATAATGTGCCCGATAGAAACAATGTGGAGATCCCCAATTCTTACTCTAGCGGGTTTTCCCACTAAAGCACACCAATCATTCACCTCCGCAATCTGAAAAACCCTCCAAATAAAATGCCCGGCATAATTTCCCTTGTTCTGTGGCGGATAAAGAGAATAACCACCAAATCCTTGCTTCTGTCCCCCCCCAAAGTCCAACACTAACCAAGCCGACAAACCTCTCTCAGTCTCAAAATACGCACTACAAATGATTGCGTTTCGTTCTATCATCCGTATCACCTCCTTCATCCTGGCGCCTTCAGTAGCTTAAATTTTGACTCAACCAGCTTTTCGTAGAATGTTACATTCTTCTCCAGATCAAAGATGTAGGGCAGAAACACTTCGATGATCTCACGTCGTGCAATCAGGATTTTGGCCACCTGGATCTCGACGTCATCCAAAACCAGCTTCCACCCGGTCCGCTCCGCCTGCTCACGGACCCGGACTTCCGTCTCCTTGCGCTTCTTTTTGATCCCCGCCAGCATGATTTCTGCTATGATTGGTGTATTGGCGGAAAGCTTGAACGTCTGCGGATGATCGTTTCTGTTAATCTGGAACACAATCCCGGAAATGCGCCCCTTTTCGTAGATTTTGCTTATGCGGTCTGCCCCAACCTCGATGAGCTTTTTCTCAATCAGGGCAACGCTCCGCTCAGCCGGCACAGAACTTGTATAGTTCTTAAGTTTCATTGGCTAATTTCGACCATTCCAAATTTGCTTTGTTGTATTCTTCCGGACTTATTCCTGATCCCACTTTTTTCCCATCAAAAACGATAAATTCCCACACCTGAGAAAAAGCACAGGCTTTCGCATCCCAATAGACATAATGTTCACCGGATTTTTCCCTTGCTTTTTGTAATGCTCTGATTTCTTTTTGCTTAGCCCACAAAGCGATTAATCTTATTTTTTCATCCATCCTGTTCTATCTCCTCAGCAAGCCCCCTCTCCGTAGAGAAGGGGCTTACCTGGGTTGAATCCCGCCTTATTCCGTCGGCTTCTCCGTTCCTTCATCCTCCGGCTTTTTCTCCGTTTTCAAAACTACCGTTACCCAACCAATTTTGAAGATGTTTGACTATTTTCCTGACTTGATTTAATTCGAGATGCGCGGGATTGTCCTGTCTACCTAACCAAATGGCTGAACTGCCCGGAGGTTCATAATTTGCCAAGCTGCTTTGTTGTAAATGGCATGGATAACCATTATGATCTTCAAAACGAATTATCTCAAACCCCCGTTCTGTTTTTTCTACTCTCATATCTCCCTCTCCTCCGGCCTGATATAAGGCATATCCAGCCGGTTAAAAAATTCCTCTTCCGTATCCGTCTTGAGCCGGCTTCCTTCTTTGGTGTAAATTCCCCGTCCATCGGCATGAAGTATCATACCCAAGCTTTTTGCTCTTTTGCATAGTTTGACATTATGTTCCGCAGATCCCGTCCTAATCACGAGAAGCGGTATCCAGGTCTCCGGGGTGGCAAAATAAAGATCCACCTGGACACCCATATAGAGAAATTGCATCTTGGTCGATCCCATTGACAGAACCCGGTTGCCATCCTTCAATCTCTTTCCCCAATACGCCAGTTCCACCATCCCCCCACCTTTCCGGGGGATGATCAGAATATCCACATCGTTAACTTCTAACTTCTGCCGTCTGATACTGCCCACGGTATACCATTTCCAACAGAATTCAGAAATATCATGGAACAGTGTCTGTGCTATACTCTGTGCCCTCTCCAGCGATATTTTCGACTTTTGGGATCCCACTAAACTATCTCCTCCTGCAGTTAAAGCTTCATGTCCTGTTGTATCTTTTCGATGGTGAACTGGCTCATATCGCGGTAATGAGAGGCAAATTCAGCGATGCCAATTTTATTGGAAACCGGAATCAGTACGGTGATCTTGACATAATCCTTTTCAACTTCGGCTTCCTTTTTTGTCACCATCCCGAGGTTACTTATGCTTCCGAAGAATTTCATTTTCTATCTCCCTCCTATGGTTTTGAGGTTTAAATGCCGACCGGCCCGTACGGGCATCATCCCCCGCCAAGGGTCGCTCTCAATCTTGAGCTACGGTCGGCATGATTTATTAAAAAACTCTTTATCAATCCTAAAACAAATCATCCTCGATCTTTTTCTCCAAAGCCTTGTCCAGTGTTTCAATCTGCTCCGGAACCAGCTTGTCGATCTCCACGGCGGAGTTTAATTTCAAGGTCTCCCGGCAAAACTTATCAACTGCCTCGAGATCCCCCACAAAATGATTGTTCAATTTCTCCTTGAGATCAATGACCCTTTCCCTGTACCCGATGAATTTGATTACCTTTTGCCCGTCCGCTTCGGTCAATAGATCTTTCTCCGTCACCGTCTTGGGATGCTCGATATCTAATTTGAGCTTTAACCGTTTCTGCTCCTCTTCGCTCAAATTCTTCATGCTGAGCAGTATGACCGACTTAGTCTCGACGGTGATTTTGTTCCCCGGTTTGGCGGGAGTTGTGGGTTTGGCGGCTCCATTCGCAGCGGATTCCTCCCCCGAAACGAATCTGTCCGATGTCTGTGTGGATTTCCGCACAACTGCCACATACGCCCTCTTCTCGGCAATCTGGATAATGGTATTATCCAGAGCCGCCGTCTCTTCATTTATTACCCGGTATTTTATGCCATAATCCGTCTTTTTAGATACCACACTTGCCAAATCGGTCCCTTCGGGGAGATCGTCCTTTTTAACCCAGCGGTATCGATATTTCTCCTCCATCGTGTTGCAGGATGCAATGGCATCACCTGCCTTTTTATCCGTATCTTTCCGAAACAGGGTGCATTTAATCCAGTAGGCGATGAATGGAATGGGTCTGTCGAAATCTACCTGTAATCGAACGATCTCAAATTCCGGTCTTAGATGAAAAAGTTCGCACAGCTTTTCCGCCCCGGGTTCAAGCAACCCCTCCTTTTGCCACCCCTTGATCTTCGCATAATCCTTTCCCCGTTTGAGATACTTCAGGATAAACTGGTCTCTCGCTATAATCAGAGAGGTGTACTCATCCAGGGTCATTATTTGTCCCGCTATGGCAACCGGAAGATTTTTATCCTTTTCTGCCATATCATTATTCACCGTTCTTCTCACCCCCTTTGATCTCCAGATAGAACTTCGATTCACCAGCCGGCTCAATTGTCACCCCGTCCACCATCTCACCCGTTTCTTTGATGAACTTCTTCAAATTGTCTTTCCGGATCACGATCTTGGTTTCTGTGAAGCTTGCCGCCTCCTGCAAATGATCCCCTGCCCATCCTAAAACTTTCTCCTCGTCGATTTCAAACTTATCCTGTTGCGCCCGGAGCTTCAGCTTCCCATGCGGCAGGTCCAGCGATTTGATCTTTGGATTCCGGCGATTCGCATCCCGCATATAAATCTCCAGGGGTCCAGACCTCCAGTCAATCTCTCCCTGGAGAGTCTGAAGTTTCCGCTCGAGATATTCCTGCAGTCGCTTCATTTCTCCCGCGACAAAACCTTTTATATCCTCCCCCTTCTGCATAAGCCGGGCTATTCTCTGGATCTGGTGATCCGCCTGAGCCGGCTCCTCCAGGACGATCTCCGCGCCGACCTCTCCTACCGGTAAAATCTCGGCTAAGAAATCATCCTCTATTTTTTCAGGTGACGTCATTTTTATGCTTGACATTTTTTCCGTCCCTTCCGTATATAAAAAGTGACTGTTTGAAAACTCTCCCCTTTAGTCTTTCGCCGGACCGAAGGGGAGTTTGCTTTATACTATTTCGAACTCCGGTGACTCAACCTGGTCTCCTTTACCCTTTGGATTGTGATCGGGATCATTGTGCGGCACTACCACTGGAGTGATTCCTCTCTTCTGTAACTTATCCAATTCCTCTTCCGCGATCTGATCCGTCACAATCATCTCGATTTGCTTCGGCTTGAAGGCATAGAAAATCGCTGATACCCAAGTGATCTCCTCAACCTTTCCAGTGGAGCCTTTTATGACTCTCCGTTTATTCTTTCCTTTAGTGTGCGCCAGAAGAATCCAGGTCTTGCCAATCTCGATATCCCGGGGTATTTGTGATATCCGCTTCGATACTCCTTGCTTCTCTGCCTCCAAGACGAAACTTTCCACGGTGGGATAGAATTTTTCCCCAACCCACATGAGACCAGTTTTACCGAGACCATCCGAATAACAAATCGGACACTCAAAACCATGACAATTATCAGGGTTAGATAATCCACGCATGAAATCCTTACAGTTTCCCCCAAAGAACTCCTTTCCATCCAACCACTGAATCCCACGGCTCGGCTTAATTCCAGCTCCGCACACTCGGCAAACTTCCAAGGGATAGGGTAGGCGATCACACACCGCCGACAATCCATCACCCACCAGATAAATCCCCCCCACTTTTCGATAACCACATCCACGTTTAATTTCTATTGCCATTTTCTTTTCACCTCCCCTCAGCTTTGATAGTTTTCCCTGTGTACCGTTACTTTCCTGCAGATGATGCACCATAATCTCTTCTTGTGCCTTTTCTCCCTTCTCTTCGAATTAAATCTCTGAACCGGGAAAATGTGTCCGCACTTTTCACATTTAAGATTTGACCGCATCTTCACCTCAACCAGATATCATCCACCACCCTAGCTTTCAACGCATTCCTCTCCTCTTCCTTCTGCAGCGGACTCTTGATATGCCGGTTCTTCATCCGATTTAATTCTTCCTCACTCAACATTTCCGTTAATTTTCGCCTATCCCGCATGGATTTAACCATCTGCCCCTCGACATCAATTTTCATGGTTTCCTCCCTGCAACCTCCGGAGTCTCTCTTTAATCTTCTTCATGGTCCCGGGTCGACTGATCCAGAACCATAACCTGTAAATTTTAGCCGCCATCTTCCGCCTCCATTCTCTTGGCATTCAAACCACCTTCTTTCAATACAACCCACTTTCCCTTAGCGAATCAATGACGCTTATCGCCCTGATTCTTACCGCCTCGATTTCCTCGGCACTCGGTACCCGACCTTCTTTAATTTGTAATCCGACGTAATCCGAAACCGGATGAATCGGTTTGCGGCTTATCGGTTCCATGTCTCCCGACACAATCCAGAGCAAGGCCAGGGCATAAAGCGAAACGGCTATTACTCCACAGAACCAAACTATCAAACCCTCATGCCTTTTCATGCGTATTCCCCCTTCCGCAATTGGCGTTTTTTTAATGGACATTTCTTTCCCAGCTCCTCCCAGCTTCCTAGTCCATACTTTGATGGGTTCAGTCTCAGATCACACCCTTTCCCGGGCGGATACTGACCCGAGCATTGTTTGAAAAAGTAATTTGAATCGTATCGAAAAATCATATTCCCTCTTTTTTCGAGCCGGGGAGCGAGGTAGGGGGGGCTTGAGGACCTCGCCCACATCGGCTCTTGCGTTTTCACTATCCAGAGGGAGGTGAAACGCAATTTTTCAGAGAACCTCACCGCAAATTATCCGGCATCCCTTATCGCGGCGGCAAAGGGATTGCTTGCACTTGACGGTGAAATCGGTTATTAATCAGCCAGTTTTGCAGCTCGTCATTGTTTGCGCGGACGAGCAGGAAATTACCGCCGTTGATCCGGATTCCAAGCTCGACATCGCTGCCCACGCTAATGATCTTCGCAGTGACGTCCAGGGGCGGAGGATGAACCCAAATATCCCCCGGGTTCAAGGTTACTCCCGCCCCGGAGAGCATAAACATTCCTACAACCAGAAGCACGGCAAACAATTCAAACCTCCATTGGGTTAAGGTTTTAGCACCCTTCGAAAGGACCGCCTGGCCAGGAAATCAGCCCCATCGAACGAGTACCCTTCCTTCAGTACCAGAAGCCTTAAGCGCTTCCGGAATTGCTTAAATGAATTAATCCGCTGTGAGCGTTTCCTTGGATTTTTCGATTCACTGAAAATGTTTACTTTTTGCACAGGTTCTTTAAATTTTTCCACTTGACAAATCTCTCCGATTTGGTTATAATGGTAAAGAGGTCATCGGATAGACACTTCCGACGACCTCTTTTTATTTGCGGGCATCTCCCATTTGCCGTCTACCAGCACCCGACCAGCCAAAATTTGAGGAATGTTATAAACCGGGATGAACCATTCACCGCCGATTTTGACAAATCCGTGTTTTTGTGGTTCCCGGCAGAACTTTTCCCGACCAAAATCATGAACGATCAAAAAGACCCTCATGGACATCATCCGAAGCTTGCCGACCTCATAGAGAAAAATAGTCCGAATATCTTTTCCGGTCAGATCGATGCCCCTCTCCCTGGCCGATTCGACAATTTCTTCAACTCTCAACTTCAGACCATACCTGGAACTCATTTTAAGCCTCGTAGAGCCACGATCTTTTCTCTTGGACTATTGAGTCGCCTCAACCGGAAAAATCTCTTCTTGCTTAGCCGGAGGCGGGATGTCGTGCATTTTTCTCCGCGAACAGCGAACCAGCACAACCAGACCATCGATGGTCTGAATCTCCCCGTCCCGGATAATGCAGGTAGAGCACGATCTCCCAATCGTATTCCCGTCCGATTTATACCGCAAACACGGTTGAACACCCTTAGCGTTAAAAATTGGATGATAACTCATACTTTCTCCTTACCATCCCCTTTTGGATTTATCAACGTTCTCCAGCTTACCGATAACAGACCCTCTCCTCGGGTTACCGCCGCAGGCAGGGCAGATCCCGTGAGAAGTAATCTCGATATCGGTCCCGTTATTTACAAAGGCAGTCCCGATAATCTTACCGCAGATACAGACTTTGTGAATTTTCATATCACCCCGAAATCACTTTATGCTGACTTTTGTTTGATCGGTTCCGGTTTTAACTCCGCTCCAAAAATATCTATTACCGACACCCCCAGGGCTTCAGCGATTTTTATAGCGGTGCTCATTTGGACATCAGTCTCCTTGTTGATGATCTTGCTAATCATCGTTTCACCCAAACCGCTCGCAATCCCAAGTTCCGCCTGGGTCATTTTTTTTTCTTTTAGGACTTCCCTTATTCGATTTTGCATGTCTAAAACACCTCCTTGATGAGTTACACTATCCTTTGTCGGCTGTAGTATACTTAATCTTTAATACTTGTCAATAGGGTATTTAATGTATTTTGCATATAAGGTCTTGACTTATTAGTCAAGAGATATTAAATAATTGTATGATTGATGTATCCGGGGAGATAAAAAAGCTTATAACCAAAAAGGGGATTTCGGCTGGGCATGCTGCTCGACTTTCCGGTATAGCTGAGTCGCATTTATCTAAAATTTTGAATGGGAGGCAGAAACCCAACCTCGATACCCTTTTTGCTATTGCCAGGGGTCTAAATGTATCAATTGCCGAGTTATTTGGTTATGAACCACATCCCACGCCCATCATCGAGCATAAGATCATTGTCTCCGGAAAACCTATCTACGGTGAGAACATCGAGAATTTTGTCCCGGTTCCCCTCCTGGCAGACCCGGCTTCCCTCGGCTCCGGTCTGGAGATTGACGAAAACAATGTGGAGGGTACCTGCCTCATTCATAGCCGGGCTTTAAAGAAAGGAGGTAGTTATCAGGCAATCTTCGTTAAAGGTAATTCCATGATCCCGGTTTTGGAGGATGGAGATATCGTAGCGGTCGACGTTAAAGAGCGGGATCCGCAGAAGCTCAAAAAGAAGCTGGTCGCCTGTCACTGCGGAGATTTTCAGGTTACGGTCAAGCAGTTGATCATACTGAAGGACAAATTTTACTTCAAGGCTTTTAATGCGAAGTGGGAGGAGGAAAATATGCCCATCCTAACCTCCCAGAAAGAGGGCTTGATCCTCGGCAAGGTGGTCTGGGCATGGAAAAAATTTGAATAGGAGAAAATTTGGAAGCAATTTTAGGTTGGCTCTTCATTTTGGGATTATTATGTGGCATCGTAGCCAGCTTGATCGGACATAAAAAAGACAGGAGCATTCTGGGGTTTATACTGGGATTTCTCTTTGGTCCCTTCGGCATCCTAATCATATTGGTCATCCGTGGCTCCAGGAGGAACTGTCCATACTGTAAAGAACTGATGCAATATACCGCTACGGTCTGCCCCCATTGTCAAAAAGAGAGCAGCTCACCTGCCCCAGCAAAATGGCAGAATCCGCGGGCAGCAGAAAAAATGATGAAAGCCGATCTTAGGAAGTTCAAATAGGGTAATCAGGAGGAATATATGATGATTTTTGTTATAATAACTATTAGTGTGTTAGTTTCAACAATTCTCTTCGGATTGCCATGTCTCTTCTTAGCTGAACGTAAAAATAGGGATGGTGGTGCTTGGGCAATCTGGGGGCTTTTATTTGGTTTGGTAACGCTAATTTATATTTTGGTGCTTCCGTCTCGGCACGGCGATAACATAAGCAAGATTCAAAGAGATAATAATTTTATGAGGGCCATGATGGTCCTCTTTGGTTATATGGCCATTATTTATTTGGTAATCATAATTTCATACTAAAAAATCAACAGCCTGTTGGTTTCCATGCACCTCTACCCTCGCAATAAGATTTTCTGGATCAAGTGGTCCGAAAATGGGGAAAGCCGGGCTCGTTCCCTTCATCGGTTCCTGGGGCTTCCCTTCCCCATAAAAAACAAGATCGAGGCGTACCGTCTCCTGGGCCGCTGGATGGATGCTCAAAAAGAGGCATACCCCCAGAAGCCGATCCAAACCCAAACCATCACCGTGGAGGAGTTTTATCGTCAGTTCCTGGCATACTTTTCCCAAAACCGCACCTGGAACACCACCCTGGCAGCCAAGCATCGGCTCAGGCCCTGGATCGATTTCCTTAAGATCAACCAGGTTAAATTTATCTCGGACGTCACCGCGAATCATTTCAATCTTTTTATGGAGACCATCGGCAGAAAAGCCAATGCCACCAAGAACCGGTACACCTCTACGATCCGGACGTCTTTCAAGGAGGGTCCGCAGAAGAGATACGCTCCGGCGGATCCCACCCGGGATGCCGTTCATTACCGGGAGCCAAAAAAAGACCGCACCTATATTCATGGCAAAGAGGACTTAAAGAAATTATTTGGAATTGACGATAAACCCTATGCGACGTACTTACAGTTTCTGTACTATACCGGCTGCCGCCGCTCCGAAATCCTAAATCTCGAATGGGCAGACGTTGATATAAAAAAACGGGTCATCCACCTGGCCAAGACAAAGAGCGGGGAGGCTCAGCTCGTACCAATACCGAAAAAGTTGACGCGAATCATAAAGGAGATGCCGAGAGGTAAAGACCAAAAACTATTCCCCTGGTCGGAGAATGAAGCTAGCGCAAGGATAGGAAGGTTTAGAGACAAAATTGGCCTGCAGAATATCCGGACGTTGAAAGATATCCGGGATTACACAGCCTGGGTTCTCTGGGGATTGAAAGAAGATCCCAAAACAATTCAGGATACATTACGCCATAAATCGATCATGACTACCGTTAAACATTATGACCATACATCTAAGGAAAGAGTCGGAAAGGCGGTCAATAGATTGTAGCCAATTTGTAACTATAGTCTGGGATTTCAACATATTTGCCCGTATTTCCACCGGTTCAAAAGAATATGAAAAACCACCGAAAGCATTTTATTGACAATCAGTTATATTAATACATAAAGACTTATGGCGGCTTAGCCAAGTGGGAAGGCAGAGGTCTGCAAAACCTAAGTAAAACAGTGGTATTTGCAGACTTAGAAGAAGTTTGTCCTCGGGGTGTCTTTTTTAAGGAAATCTATCCTCCTAAAATTAACCATCCTATCCCTGCCGTGACAGCTCCCAAAACGAACGACCAGAAGTCCAAGGCGTCTCCATAGGGATGAGATCCTCTCCCCTTGAATTTGTTATATAGTTCCCAGGAGAACCCCATCAGAATTGATCCTATCCCGGCAAAGACACTCCCTTCATATCCCCAAAGATGGCCGCCATAAGCCGTGATCAGGGCGGCCAACATAAAGTGAAGCAGTCGACTCCACTTAAAGACTGGTCCTTTCTTGGGTTTGAATATGGGCATGGGTTTTCTCCTTACAAAAATACTTTCTATATCTATACGATTTTTCTTGACTTTTGTTATGTGTGTGCGTATATTGATTAAAATAAAGGAGATTAGTAAAATGGTAACAAAGACATATTTATATATGGGTGATAGCCCCGATACGGATATTCTAAATTTAATGGGACAGATCACTGAAATAGAATATGCAAAAACCAAAGTACCATTTCATAAATTCGTAAGGGGCAAGATAGGTAAAGCTTTCTTTAAAGAACCCGGTAATTTTCTTCCTCGCACCAAACCTCCGATACTTGATTTTGTTATAATTCCTCCTAAATGGGAAAAAATTGGTAAGATGGACTCAATAAAATTTCCTGGAGACACACAAGTACCATTCCCCATAACTTCCCTGGATGATCACAAGCCCCATCCTTTTGTAGTTCTAACCAATGACAGGTATTGGGTGGAACTCTTTACGTTTGATGCTTATTTGATGTCAGAAACCAGGTCAAAATTTTCATTCAAACTTACCACGGCAATTTCGGAACTGTGGGGTTGTCATCCCTTATCAAAACGGGCCTGTCATAAACTTGCCAAATCTGCTAATTTACCATACAAGTTCCCCGCTAATACAATAAAACGGATGAAAATTGAACTATGAAAATCTCTAAAAAGAAAATCCCGAAGTCTTTCCCCTGTCCGGAATGCGGCAGCTCTAATACCTATTCCCTTGTAAATAAAACAAGGGTTTGCCGTAAGTGTAGTCACCGATGGAAAGATAAAAAATCAAATTGAAAGGAGTGAACAATGCCCAATCCCCATGAAGGTGAAAGAGTGTTGGTTTTAGTCATAGAACCAGAAATGCATGAACACCGTATTGCTGGTGTGAGGAAAATCCGAAAAATGTACATTGGCTCTTTTGTTGATTTTGGCAACATCTTTGGGAACCATAGATATCTCAATGTCCCGATGCATTACCTTATTATCAAGGATGAGAAGGGAACAACAACACGGGAACTTCCTGGGTGTTGCTATGTGGTAAAAGATAACGAGATTCAGCAAATCCAAAACATGCCAGATCGAGTAATCCGAGCAAATACAAAAATCGAACAAGTGATTAATAGTTTAGAACGGCTCCCCTGGCGCTTTCCTTCCCTTAAAGACGCAAACAGTGTTCCTCCTATTCTTCAAGAAAAGTCTTGATTATGCTACGAACCGCTGATAGTTTTCTATAAATTCGGCATCGGTGCCATGGTCGGGATTTGCATTATAGTACCTGTTCCAGTATTTTGCCATACCGGGGATATCGTTTGCATCGGGAAGCTTGGTGGGTATCGACCTGTATTTTAACCGAGCCATAAAGATAGACAACCGAAGATCCCACTCGAGTTCCTCCGCCATCCTGATTGATATCTCCGGGTAAACGTCAAAATAAACACTCTGCAGCCAGATGAACGTCTCCGGCTCCATCTGAAAAACCCCTAAGGCAGGACCTCCCCCTACCTGTCTCAAATATCTTCCGAATTGGCTTTCTTGAGCCGCGGTGCTTAAAAGTAGATTGACGGCTGAATCGGATAAAAGCTCCGGATGCTCCGATAAAACCCGGGTGATCAGGTCCTTGAATTGCTTTTTATCGAACATCAGATCTCGCCTTGTTTGCCCAATCCCGGAGATTCTTGATTTCGGCTTTGGCTATCGGACCATCCACCACCTCCACCACTTCTCCGCCCTTGATCACCGCATCCAGCATCTTAGCCGTTTCGTCATCCTTCTCCTCTGGTCCAAGCAGATAAAGAACCAACTCGGCCACCGCCTTTTTATCGTACTCGATCTTGACCGCCTTCTGCAGGATCGGCATCAGTGGTTTGAAAATATCAAAGATATCCATACTATCCTCCATTGACCATCTTCTTCCCCTCATAGCCGAGCTGAGCCACGAACTGGGATCCGAAGATGATCATGAGTAGGGTTTTTGTGTCGAGGTGAAAACCTCCCACCCAATCAATCCCCACCGCAAAAATGGTGGCGAGCCCCAAGGCAACCAGTGGTGGCAGAAAACTAAGATCGGGTAATTTCATCTTCAACCAAGTGGTTAAAGGGATTATGATGAGGGCCGCTATGACGTTCAAAATATAAATCAAACTTTCCATAATCTCTCCTTGTTAAAGGTTTCGTCCGTTTAATCTGTTTCATCCGTTGACCGCATCAGAAGTCCAGTCCTGCCTGAATCCCCGCGGTGAAAAGAATTGAAGAAACGTCATTCTCGGAGGGTTGGAAAATATTAAATCCGGTCAGTTCCACGACGAGTCCCCCTGTATTTGTTATGGGTGTCGGGATCAGTAAACCGAATCCACCATTGACCGATACCACCGCAAGTGTCCCGGTCTCATGCGCTCCACCGACACCCACTTTCAAATACAATTGTGGCTTCTTATCCTCAATGGATTTATTCAGATCCCGGGTATACAAATAAATCATAGCGGTAAGATCGTTGAATGAAAGTCCCTCATTGTTGATCTTCCGGTATTGCGCCCCTCCGTAGAGTTTATCACCTTTGAGACGAAGCAGACCCTCCACGTTGAAAATCCCGCTAAACTCTGCTTTCTGAAACTGTCCATAGGTACAGAATACCCCTCCGGTACCCTTCGCCCACTTTGATTGCACCTCCTGGGCTCCACAAACAACCGGCAGAACGAAAAGAACTGCCAATACGATTACCAGCAACTTTTTCATCTTACTCTCCTTCCTTTGTTTTTTGAATTAGAATTTTTCTTTAATTGGTGAAGTTTCACATGTTCTCCATTAGTAAAGAGCATCAGATTTTCAATCCTATTATCATCTGTAATCCCATTAATATGATGGACAACTTCTGTCGGCAAAAGAGTCCTACCTAAATGTTTTTCCATAACAAAGCGATGTTCAAGGACACAATGTCCCTTATATGTAAAAGGATGATTGGGCATATAAATATAGACATAACCATTTACATCTTTTCTTTTTCCTCCTTTCCAGTTAGGATTTCCACTTCCCATTCTAACTTGTTTAAATTTTTCAGATTTAGGTTTCCCTTTCTGCAATTTCTGGAATTCGGACATTTTCTTTATGGTTTCTTCTGAGTGTTTATATTCTCCCTTTTTAAATCCCATTATTTCTTACTACCTCCTCCGCCCTGAATCGCATGGTTCAGGTCTCTGTTTAAGATTTTATTCCAACAGATCCGGTATCTGGATCAGTTTATATCCGATATTGTCGTTGCCCATATCGAAATCAATATCCCAAATCATAAATGAATCGTCATCGGAGACCCCTGTCGGCAGTAGTGTGTGGTTCAACTTAATCTGATCCCCCATCTCCAATTCAATATGGTCCAAACCGGCCGAAAATTCAGGGATAAAATGACGATAACAGAACCATTCGGCAAGCCACCGGCACAATAAATCCGCTGTGGCATCGTCCCTGATCCAGTTGCATTTTATCTCGAATTTCTTGGTCGTATTATATTTTGTCTGACTATCGGCGCATAAGCCCGTATAGGTATCCGGAGTCCCCGCCCTGTCATTGCTTATTAAATTATGATCGGCGGCGGTTAAAAATTTTGTCGAGTCATAGGTATCGTTGTTGTTCTTCTTATAGTGAATATAAAATTTATTGTATACCAAATCCAGGTCTGAAAACTTAATCGCAATTTTGCCCTCACAGATAGTCTCCCGGTCGATGGTTTTCACCGCCGTCTGCTTCTTCAGGGCGATTACCGATTCCTTGTTTTGATAATCACAGAAATAACCGATGCAAAGTTCTCTACACAATCCCTTAATCACATCCAGGGAATTGTCTTGAGAATCTACATTGCCAGCGAGCTTCCAGTTCTTGCGCTCGCCAGACGTAACATTGCCCAGTAGATCAAAGGATTCAACGTCTATTTCGGCGGAGGTGAGTCCCAACTCATTCCTTAAAATGCATTCGATAATATAGGCGCCGGTTTCTATAAGAGTCGAGCCTAAGAGACCATTGTTGCGCTTATCGGAAATCCAGTCTCCGAAGTTCTCACCAAGATTCGGAATGAATATTATATCGGTGGAATACAATCCCCCGGTCAATCCTCTCCTTTTTTGTCTTTCCTGCTGGATTTTGAGTCCTGCTGCCGATACAGCATATCTGGCTTCAAAAATTAAATCCTCTAATTCCAGATACATATTTTTTATCTCTATGCTTGGAGTCCAGTCGTAGACATCGATTCCAAAATCGTAAGTCTGAATCTCATTCAAAGTCCATGGATCATATTGGTCCATACCTGTCTCACTTTTTCCATGTGCGGTTTTGTCCAGCCCGAATTTATAAACAAAATTCTTATTTTGATAATCCCCGGTAATTATTACACCATTCGATGGTCTGCCCTCGCTCTGTTCTCCCCCCCCCTCTCCCAAAAAGGTGTCGGGATTAAAATATTTGGCAATAGCAACGGCTGACGGGAAGTTAGTATTTATTGTCCCAATTTGAATAACTAATTTCAACTTGCTTTCCTCTAAGATGTGAGCGAATTCCACAGTGGGCACCGGAAATTTCAAAAATAACTTTTGCCCCGAAGTCAAGATCAGTCCGGTTGAATCGTCATTGTCGGTAACGTTTGACAAATCCAAGTCCCATGGATCGGTGCGTGAACCCTGTTCTTGCCCCTGCGACCAAAAAGTCGCTTTGAGTATATGACCATATGGCAATGACAGCGTGCTTGGACGATCAGAACTCAAACCGAAATTCGCCCCGGCATTACGTGGATAAATTAAAGCATACCGATTAATGTCGCTGAAGTAAAGACAGAAATCATGGAATACCAAGCGGGGGCTGATTGCGGTTTTATTTCTCGACATTATGAAAGCCACCTTATCCGTATCGCACTTATACGCTGGCACGAGATTTTTGTCATGATGCTTAAAATCACCCTCAATCTGATTGCCGTACACTAATGGAACAGCCAGTCCCTTGTTTGATCTTGGCGTCCTGGGATAATTTGTGTCATCCAGGACTAAATCGGGTATATCCTTATGCCTCTTGGCTTGTGCGTCTCTTAGTTCAATCTTGTAGGTTTCATAATTATATGAGACATCCTCAACCAAAAAAGTATGATGCTTAAGGATGTTCGGATATGCCAGAGTAGAACCCGTATAGAAGGCGAGGTAGATCTCGCAGGTCCGGTTCTCCAGGTTATGAAGAGCGAAAGATTGATCGAATCGGTCCTCTCCGCTGTACTCTGGGTTGGCGATCTCGAATGAGAGATTGCTAACAGTCGCCACATTTCCACCTTTGCCCACATCTATTGACTCTTGGATTCTGCCTAATTTGCCTTCTGCCAGAATCCCCCCCAGGAACTTTTTATACGTTCCTCCGCCCCCCCAGTCCGTTATGGTTATCTCCTGGGTTGCCCAGAGAAACTCGGTCCAGGTATCAGTCGGCTCAGGAATGATTCGAAACAAGATTATCCTTTTTGAATTCCCCGCCTTTCCCGCCTCTATCGCTGCCGGCAGAGTTTTCATGCGTAGTCTTCCTCTAAAACCATTCGTATCTTCATAATATTCGAGGTCTCCTGCTGCGGAGATCCAAAATCAGTCATCCTGACCGTATAAACATGAACTCCATCGGAGAAGGTGAATCTTTCCCGGGCTCCGTGTATGGTTTCGTGATAGAAACTTTCCAGATCCAGCCATCGGTAGCCCACATCATCAACGATCTTCATGTAAGCGGTTAAGACGATGGTCCGTTTTTTATCTCCGGCCAGTCCATGCTCGTATACCTTTATCTTCAAATCTTCCGTTCTGCTAATTGTTGCTGGTATTTCCGGGCTAACGGGATATGGCGGGATGGGAGTCTTGCGCAAATAAACCGTTGTTGATTCATAATCGAAGAACGGGGTAGTGGCAATATATATCGCAGTGGCAGTCAATGTGATGTCCGAACACAAGGCATTTCCGGTCTCCACACTCCCAGGGAATACGCCTGGCTCATCCGATGTAAATCGAATAGTGAAGTCCTGATACTCTCCGGTTGCCAACGAATAGGTGGCATCACCGATAATGCTGAATTGACTCCCCCCGGTGGCGATACTAACCGTGCCGGACAATACGGCGGTTCCGTAATTCGTGATCCGCAAAATCATGTCTTTAATGGTTTCTGTCCCCACAGTTCCGAAGTTTAAAGACGTGGGATCCAAAGTACATGTACTGCCTCCTGTTCCCGTAACGTAGATGTCAGAACATAAGACATTGCCGGTTTCTATGATTCCGGTCTTAACCCCCAGACTTCCAGGTGTGAATCTTACCGTAAAGTTTTGATACTCTCCGGCACCTAAATTATAGGCAGCCGTCCCTTGGATGGAGAAACCCGTCCCGTTTGCCGATACCGTTCCGGCAAGCGATTCCTGTCCATCATTCGTGATAGTAAACTGTTTTTCTGAATATTCATCTACCGCAACATTTCCAAAATCAAGACTGGTGACATCAAGGGTGCAGATTGGCGCCGAAGTTCCAGTTCCAGTCACGGTCAGGTCGGAACATAAGGCGTTGCCGGTTTCTATGGTCTTTTCCTTGTATCCTGTTGATAAGGGCGCAAAGCGAATGGTAAACCATTTAGATCCCCCGGGCGCCAGATCATAAGTCGCCGATCCCTGGATCGTAAAATCGGGGCCAACAACCGAAACCGTTCCCGTCAAATTTCCATCGGTTCCCGTGTTCTTAATCCGGATCGTTTTTTCTAACGATTCGCCAATTAACACGTCTCCAAAATCAAGACCGGCCGTTATTACTTCACAAGTAGTTATAGGTATGGCTACAGGACCGAATCCTACTCCGGTTGCGGATAAATTTTTGCATAAACTATTCCCCAGATCGACTATTTTTGATTTCAATCCGGGCCTTTGCGGAGCAAACCTAAGAGTAAAGACAGAAGATTCCCCGGGTGCTAAATCGTATTCACTCGTTCCCTGGATATCAAAGTCCGGTCCGTCAATTGAAACTGCGCCGACTAAATTTGCAGTCTCCGGGGAAGCCACAACCCCGACATTCTTAATCTCGAATTTTATATCAGCATAGCTTCCGACTTGAACTACGCCAAAATCCATCCCTTTGTCCCCAACAATAACTTCGCAAAAATCAAGGGGCACAGCTCTCATCCGAGCTGATCCCTTGGCAAGAATGTCCTTACATACCATATTGCCCGTATCGATAAAAACAGACTTAGGCCCGAAAGTCGTGGGTTTAAATCTTAGCGTGAATGTCTGAGACTGCCCGGGAGTCAAACTATAGGTAGCCGTTCCCTGAATCGAGAAATCGTCACTGGTGACGGCAACCGTGCCGGCTAAAGTTGCGATTCTTCCCGTATTGGTGATCTTGAATGGAGCTTCCGCATAGCTACCGAAAGGTATAATGCCGAAGTCTATCTCCAGGGGATCCACATTACAAAATTCAGGTAAGGGTATGGCTTCCATCGCACCGCGTCCGGTAAGTGCGACGTCATGACAGGTGGTATTCCCCAGGTTGACGAAAGCCGTTTTGACTCCAAAACTCGTGGGGGTGAATCGAACTATTATTGACGCCTTTCCCCCGGGCGCAAGAAAATAATAGGTGGTATCGGGAAGTGAAAATTCAGACCCGATAATACTGGCAGTTCCTTCGAGATGATTAACCATTCCAATATTGGTTATCTGAAATTTAAGATCGGAAGAGTTATTTATTCCCACATTTCCAAAATTCAATTCTTTCGGCTCGATCCTGCAAAACTCAATAGGGAGGGCGACCATTTTCCCTTTTCCCGTAGCCCGAATATCTTTACATAGATTATTTCCCGTCTCAACAAAAACGGATTTTTCACCAAAAGTTGTCGGGGCAAAACGGACAGTAAAGGTCTGAGATACTCCGGAAGCCAAACTATAAGCAGCCGTTCCTACTATTGAAAATCCCGAACCAGAAACGGAGACAGTTCCAGCCAAAGTTCCCGTATCGGCCATATTTGTGATTTGAAATTGCAAGTCTTTTTGATCGCCGATGCCAACGTCTCCAAAATCCAGTAAAAGAGGATCGACCCCGCAATTTATCTGAATATAAGAAGGCGCCATTTTCCCCGTTCCCATAATTGGAATATCATCACAGAGAGTATTCCCCGTCTCTATGAAATCAGTTTTTAAGCCATACGATGAAGGCGCAAATCGAACGGTAAATTCTTGGGATGCCTGGGGAGCTAAATTGTATGCCGCCGTCCCCTGAATAGAAAAGTCCGATCCTCCAACAGATACGGTGCCGGCAAGGTTACCTACCTCTCCGGTATTTTTTATTTTGAATTTCATCTCAACATAACTACCCACAGCAACCGATCCAAAATTCAAAGATGCTGCGGGTGAACCCGATGCAAGAAGGGCATCCACTGGCTTAGCGTAATCATAAGGTGTCAGGATTTTGCAAATCGCACCAGAGATGCCTTTGCCTATAACATTTCTGTCGTAGCAGAGGTCATTGCCAGCATCAATTATATCAGATTTTGTTCCGATGCTTATCGGCGCAAATCTGATCGTAAAATCCTGGGATTGTCCAGCCCCTAAAGAATAAGCCGCCGTCCCCTGAATGGAAAAGTTCGTCCCCGTAATCATTGCAACCGTTCCTGCCAAAGTTCCATCACCCGTATTGGTTATTCTAAACGTATGCTCTACAAAATCCCCAACGGCCACTTCTCCAAAATTGGGAAAATCTGTACTCACTATAGACCAACAAATTGCCGCCATTTATATCTCCAGTTTGTGCTTTTTGACTAATTCCTTAAAAACTTCCAGGACTTTATCTTTGAATTCGAGAGGAAAAAGCAAAGCATCTCTGCGATTCATCCCACCAAAATTAAAATCCCCCATCTCCACCTGAATTGTGGTATCACCACTTTTTCCCGGTATCGTTCCGGTTCTATTCATATATTCCAGCGCCGGGATCCCAATCTTTCGCGCCGATGGTTCCTTAAAATAATATTCCCCCGGCATAGCTATGATCGGCACCGAATCCCTCCCCCAGATTCCCCCGGTGACCATACCTCCAGTCTGTAATGCCTGAACCAAGCCACCCTTGGAAAAAGCCAATGAAAACAATCCCGCTATGGTCCCCAAAGGACCCAAGAAACTGGCCGCAGCTTCCATAGCTTTTCGCTTCGCTATCTCCTGTGCTAAGATCGCAGTCTTAGCCATTTCCTTGGTTTTGAATAGCCCGATTTCTATTAGATGACTGGTAATCCAGGTAGCGACTAAACTCCCTAAAAGATTTATCAGGAAATCCCCGAATGCCTTCGCCGCCGACTGTAAGTTTGCGTAGAAACTCTTGTGAGTGTCAAACATTCCTTTCACCATATTCCCCGCAAAATCACCTATGCCCTGATATAGTCCCTGATAGATCCCCCTCACAAACTCCGAATGCTCCGCGTATAGCTCTCTTTCTTGACTTAAAACTTCCGCCTTTTCGGCCAGTACGGTTGCGTCAATTAAACTCTGGGATACTCCCAGTTCCTCAAGTTTCTTCGCCTCCGCCTCTATTTGCAGGAACCGGACGTTTTTATAATCCTCCCAGAGGGCTTTTTTCGTTTCTATTGATGTCACCTCCGAGCTAAAAATCCCCTGGTATAATCCAACCGAAGTGTCGAGCAGTTCTTTGGTGGCGGCAGTGTTATCCAACAATCCCTTGCGCTCTTTTTCCAGATCTGCTATTCTAAATCGGCTCAATTGAAGTATCAATTCTATGGGCGCCCCCTGCTTAAACATCTCCTCGCCTTCCATCTTGATCTGCTCAATCCTTGCTCTCGAATAATCTCCCCAGACCGCACTCAAATCCGCCTTTGTCCTTACCGCATGATCCAGAAGATCTTTATATCCCGCCACCTGCAGATCGATTGAGGATTTGAAAATCCCCAGATCCATTTCCGGGGTCTGAATCTTTCTCTCTTTCACTCCTCCCCCCAAATCTATTCCCGGTAGTTTTATTTTTGCGGGTATTCCCTTAACAGTGCCAGATATTAATCCTGCAATTTCCTGAAATGCTGCGCTGGTCTTTTTATAGGTTTCATCCAATGGTGCGAACGATTCCTGGAGGTAGGTTTTAATCTGCATAGCGGCATTCTTAATTTCCTCCTCTTTCGGAATTGATAAAATCATTTTCGCTTCAAAGTATAAAGCTGTTCCGGCCAACAAAGCAGCCCCCAATGGGGTTAAAGCAAAGGCAGTTGCTTGAGCGGTGCATACTCCTATTTGAGTGGCTAAACCAACTAAGCCTGAATACATCGAATTTATACCCTGAATAATTTTATAGGTTAAGAATATCTCAAATGCTGTTTTTATGGTGTTCCGATGTTCCCAAAGCCAGATCATCCAGTCCTTCACCATCCCCCCATACTTGACAATCGCTTCCCCAAAATCCTTAGCCCATTTGTCTACTTTCCCGCTTTCTATAAACCCGATTATGGCATCCCGCCATTCCCTTATCCGGGGCAAAAGTTGAATCGCAATCACCCCGCCAAATGCCTCTTTTATCTCATCCACCCAGTTTTTCAGGGATTGCATCGCCCCGGCAAAAGTGAGCAAATCTTTTTGCGCAGCTCCCCCCCACCGCTCATTCAGATAACGGAAAGCCACCTCCGCCTTCTGCGCATTAGTGGCACCCTCCCCTAAGTCCTTGAACATTTCTTTGAGTATGGGCAATTGCTTCTCCAGCATCATGGTGTTCCCGCTCATAGTCCGGCTAAGTAGACTGGTGGTCTCTTCTAGTCCCCCAAACCCGGCGGCAGCCAGGTCCGCAGCCAGTGAGGTTATCCTGAAACTTTCCCCGACGTTTCCGGTTAAATTGATCACCCGGGATAGGGAGGCCTGAACCTCCTCATCGCTGAACCGGGTGGTTTTTTGCATTTCCTGCGTATAAGATATAATTCCATCCTTAGCCGATTCCCAAACCGCTCCGGTGCTCTCCACCGCTATGCTTAATCGTTTTATGGATGACTCGGCATCCGAATAAGACGACACCGCGCTTTTGACCACCGCCACCAATCCCGCCACCCCCATCCCTACCCCCAAAACCCCGGCCAGCCCGGCCAAGGTAGATTTCATGGAATTGACCGAGCTGTTCAAAATGCTTTGTGCCTCTCCCGCATTTCGCTTCAGGAGGGCGGTATCCAGACCTATTTGTGCATAGAGTGTTCCGAGATTAGCCATTTTTCCTCTTTCCGGGGATTGGTTTCGCCTTTACCATAGGAGGCATCAGCTTATCCTTTTTGGTTAAACCCTTTTTCTTGGCCCAGCCAAAGATTTGCTTAAGGATCATCTCTTGCTCCTGGACCGATTGAATCTTGGTTTCGCTCTTTTCACCTACCATCTCCGGGGGCATGAAATCGGACGGTTGAAAAAGCTTATCTTCTTTTTTACCTCGGTTCACATTGGCAATCATCGATGCCACGATTCCGGTCCGCAGATATTCCGGGAACTGTCCGAACGGTTCGATAGCATACCATGCTTCCCATTCCCGCAGTTGATGACTCGTCAGGATCCGGAGCATGTAATCCGGATGCGGAAAACCCAAAGCCAATGCTAGGCGGAAATGGAATTGGCGCCTTGGGCGCCTTCGGAGTTTTTTATCAGTTCCTCCATATCCTTCTTTCGCATGCCGTTAATTCGTTGAAAAACTGCAAAGACTCGATCTAAAGCTCGACTATTTTTGCCTCCGAGTTTCAAAACGTCCTCTGCCGAAAATATCCGCTTCCCCTCCGGATCCACCACACAAAGAGAGACCGCCTTTGCCCGCACATTGGTGATATCCGGCTTTTCCTTGTCCCCCAGGATGGAGTTCTCAAACTCATCCCGTTCCGTTCCGGTCAGGGTTTTAACCAGAACCTCTCCCCCCCATTCCGGCACCGAAACCGTTTCGGTCTGAAGATCGTCCGCGTTTAGAATTGCATCTTTGGTTAAGATGTTCATTTGGTTCTCCTGTTGGTTAATGGTTTGTTTTTGTGATATGAATATTTCTCCTTGACTCCCTTTTTATGCGGAGACTAATTCCACACCCCCCGTAATTCTTATGCGCACTGTAGCAGTTACCTGCTTCCCGGTTCCGGCTTCTCCACCCAGACCCTTGACATAACCCGCGAATTCAAAGGTGGTTTCGTCCGACAATACAATCTGGTAGTTGTGGATATCTTGGGTATCGTAGTCGTCCAAAAGAACTTCGTAATCTGTCCGGACGAAATTCATTGGCAGTTCAAGTATACCCGAATCTTTGAATCCCAGGAGATACTCCCTGGCTTGACTCGGAGAATTCAGGTGGGTTACATCAATCTCCTCACTGTCCAAATTGGGTAACGGGACAGTGATTACCTCGCCTATGTGCGTGAAAACTTCCGGAGAAGCTCCATCACCACGTTTAAATTGTGTTTCTGTTGCTGCAATTGCATCTGACATTTTGTGCCTCCATTCGTTAGATTGTTTTCCAACAAAAAAGCCGACCCGCCTCCCGTATGGGAAGCGAATCGGCTCGGGTTATTTCCGGTGTCCGATACTACTATAGATTTTGTCCTCTTTACTCTAAACTCTTAACTCTATATTCTCTCCTTTCTTTTCCTCCGCACCCTTAACTCTCTACTCAAAACTGTTAAGCAGTCGTTCTGTGCAACCGAAAATTAACGGTCAATTCCGGCCTGTGGTTTTCATCGTATCCTATGAAAAAGACATCCCCCTCCGCCCAAATCCCAATGTATCGCGTCCCATTTACCTCTTCATTATGCATTCCGTTCAAAAAATTCTGTATTGACAAGGCCAGATCGTAAGCCGCCCGGTATTCCCCCTTATCCCCCCGAATTCGTACTTGAATGGTCGGCTTCATATAGTCATAGTCAGGGTTGGGTGGTTCTCCTCCCGTATCGTAAACGCAAACACACAAATCTGGAATCGGGGGCATTTCGGAAACGAATAGATCCGTCCCGAAGGTCAACCCCAGGGAGGACTCACCATCCAACAAATCTTTAATGTCCATACTCGGAGCATTCATCTCTAATCCCTCCCCGTATCCACATGCGCCCTGCGCCGGATGATGTCGAGTATTTTGTCATAATTCATTTTTAACGCTCTCTCCAAAAACTTCCACGCCCCGACGGTATAATGCTTATCAATCTCGTGCACAAATGGTGCATAGGTGGCAGTAAAACCTATCTCTCCCGCAATTCCCGAAGAAGTTTTAATTGGCTCCGGATGTTCAGCGACTTGTTTGCCCGCTGGTCCGGGAATTGTATAACAAGAACCCCGAAGATGCCCATGTTTAATCGGCGTTAGAGGAAGGACATCGTACTTAACTTTCAAAAGTGCTTCCCACAATCCCGCCTTGGTCCGATCCTGGATTTTCCGCACCTCCTTATTCAAATTAGCCAATACCTGATCCAGCCCGGTTATATTGACGCTATATCCCTGCCATTTGCTTACAGCCATATCTTCCTCAAAAAATTCTCCGCTTTGAGATCCGGGATCTTGCTGAATTGCTTAATCTCGTATGCTCCCGACACATCCAGCGGATTCCCCGCCGATGATGATCCTAGAAAAAGATAACCCCCCACCTGGACGTCTTCTCCGACAAAGACAACCGCCCGGGATAATTTTTCCTGGCCGCTCGTATCGGTAAACAATTCCTGTTTGTCCTCCCAGCGAACATCAATTTCTACCGGGGCGTCAAAGTTCCTGCCACCGTAACCATCCGAAACCGGGTTCCCCCAGTAGGTGGCAGTCTGCTTTAAATTCCTGGTAAAATTGCTCGATCTGCTCGGGCTCATCCCAATGCCTTTATCTCTGCCTGCCGTTTCGTCTCCTGGATCCGTGCAAATACGCCGTGATGGTCCAGAAGCAGCACCTGTTGCCCGTACGGAGTGAAGTTCAAGCCCATTCCCGACTGTCCATGATAACTGGTGGCTACCTCTCCGATAGTCTCCGACTTCACCTGCGGATCCCGGATAGCCACGAAATGAGCCGCCAGATAGATCTCAATCTGTTTCAGAAGCGCATCGCCGTATCCTTCGTCGTTTAAAATGTCCGTCACCATTACATTGGCGGTCGTCAGGAATGGAACTACCTCTTCTTCGGTCAGCTCCGTCTGGATCACTGCTTTTACTTCCCCTTCGCTTGCCCGGATTGACATATTTTGCTCCTCTCGTTTGAATCTTCGACGATAGTTTCAAAGATTCCTTCCTTCCATAGAATCGGTGTTATGAAATTGTCCATCTCCTTTTCTTTCCACTCCAACCCTAAAAAGTGAATCATCGCTTTGACTTCCGCCAGTCTCCCCTGAATCATCCGTTGCGGCCAGATCTGCCAGACAGACAATTCTTTATTCTCCGTCAATTCGGAAAATCGCCTTTTGTAAGTCTCCAGCCACCCCCACCAACCCTTGGCATCGTCATAAGCAGACATGTAACCGGTCTTCAGGCACGACCGGATAATGTCATTATCCTTCCTTCGCACGATGATCCAGCGCGCCTCCGGAAACGCCCTCACCCAAATTGGCCAGATCAATACGCTCTTCGGATCGGCATAAAACCAGCAATTATTTTCCAGATTCAACAATCCATTCATGGAAAATATGTCTTCGACTCTCTGTCTCCACTTATCCTTTAGACTATCCGCCAGCTTTTTGCACATCTCGATATCAGGCAAGGGTGACTGCCCGTTCGGATCCGCCTTGATTCCCCGCAGAAACGGCTTGACCAACAGATCCCGGATTTCATTGGGCGTTCCCTTCAATGCTCCGCAGATCTGGACCACCTCGCTGATCAGCGAGATCCCCGACCGCTCCATCCCGGTTATGAGAATTGGCTTTTTCATTTATTCACCCACAGACGGATTTTTCTCTATAAGGTTGACAAACTCATTGGCAATGTTATTACCCCCCGATTTTGTACTTACAGGTAAATACCAGTGTCCGAGTGAATCTGGCGGGCAAGAATTTTTCCAAAATGATTCGGGATAATAATTATTCCATAAAATCATCGTCGGTTTTTTGAATACAACCGACATAATAGTATTACCTCCACAAAACCCTATACATCCAGAAGCGGAACGCAATAGACCGAAAAATTGTTCTAGGGTCGTCTGCCCGCTCAGGTCAATCAAAAAACGATTTGACTGTTGTCTGTCGAGTAACAGTAATTTTGCATAAATATTGTTCTTAGAAGGACGATTCCATTCCGCACCAGTCAATATAATTTTATGTCCCGTGGTACGGTGGATCTGTTGCAGAATATTGAATATCTGTTCGACGGGGAGATCGGCGAGCCATTGCTTGTATGTTCCATGCTCCACAAAGAAAGCAACTATAAACGGACCCGATTTTTCTTGCCATCGAGCACCATATTCCATCTCTTCGAGAGAACTAAAGATGGGAGGATACCAGTTAACTTGATATTTAGGCATAATCTGTTCAAGGGTCTTATTAAAACGGAAGGGTCCGTTCGCAGATAAGAAAAAATCGAATCCTAACACATTCCTAAAGATACCTGGACCATTTTCGAAATAAGCTTGATGCCAAACGGGTAAGTCTTTTTGCTTGCAGTCATAATAACCCCCTGCGATCACAAAAGGTACTTTACGGACATAATCCAGCGATCGGTTACGGTCCGACTGTGTGCTTAGTATCCATATTTCGGGAAGTTTGATGTTGTTTACTTCCAGGAACGACTGCAACTTGCACATCACCCAGTAAATATCTCCTATGCCGGGGGGCACCAGGATACGAGCCGATTGTACTGGAGAAATTTTCTGTGCATATAGAACAATTTTAGATGGGATAGGTTTGTGAATCTTAACGACTTTAAATCCATATCGTTCGAGTAGTGATTGCAATTGATCGGCAGTGAAGAACCAAAGATGTTCAATCTTTTTCCAATGATGTTTTCCGTCTTCGGAAAAAAAATCCGGGAAATCTATTATGAGCCACCCCTCGTTTTTGAGGATGCGTTGTGCCGTCTCGAGAGTATCCTGTGGGGATACCATGTGTTCAAGTGAATCGTGAAGTGTGATTAGAGATGCATAATTGCTGGGGAAATGAATGTCCTTGAGTTTCATGTTGTAGGTCCATCTATTGTGATTAGTATGAATATCACAACCATAGGCAGACAGATCTGACTCTCGTGCCATATCGACAAAAGCCCCGTTCCCAGAACCAATATCAATAACGATGTCTCCAGATTTGAGGAGAACATCATTTCTTCGATATTGTTCCAGTCGTTCCTTGGCCACCAGTCGGTCATGATCATAGGAGTGTCGATAGACATCTTGATAATATGTATTTCGATACCAGCATTCCAATTCCTCAATCGTTATCTCTATCTTTTGCCGGATGATGCCACATTCACATACGAGGACGGGGATATTCTGTTTTTCCTCCTCTCGTGAGACCATTGAACCGCAACTACAGGGAATATTCATTTTATTTATATCCTTCTGTTTTCATCTCCACCCTTCCCTAAAATATAAGTTCCTATCTCCACCGTTCCGGCTTCATTGAATCCCCGATGCAACGGTTTAAAGCCCAAGGCCATCACCTGCTCATGCGTCCACTGCTCATGGTGCGTCTCGTATGGATTATTGTATACCGTGCCATCTTGTGGGCAGGGAGAGATCGGGATGGTCAAATAAACATCTGCTTCAATCCCCCTTACCGTCTCAACCAGCTGCGTTCCTTTTTTTCGGCAGAAATGCTCCAGAATGTCTCCCAGGATAACGGTATTATATGGCGCCCAATCCTGAAACCCCCTGATATTTCCTTCAATCACTTCATCGTAAAGCCCGGACTTACGAAGTACATCTACACATGGCGGCCAGACCTCAATAGCAACTATCCCGATAACTTTACCCCGCAGAAGCTGACCCCACTTCCCGCTTCCAGCTCCGACGTCAAGAACAATCCTGTCGGGTTTGGAGAGGATATCCTCGGTCATTATTCTTTGTCCCTCCAGTGGCTGTTGGCTCTCAGGCATCCTTTTCTCCCGGCATTTTATAGGTTCTTACCTCCGGCGCCGTCCCGATTCCTCCGTTCCTAATCGCCTCATTTAGCCGGTGGTTAATCTCATCCTTCAATCTCACTCTCTGCTCCCCGGCTGTCCGTGCCTTAAACTCGAGCTGACTGATTACATGATCATCCGGCTCGGGCTTACTGCGCTCCTCCAGAATCTTTGTATTGGAGTCATAACAGACGATGTTCTGGATCGAGAGTTTATCGAAAAGCTCTCCTATCGAGCACAGATAATCGTATACCGGTCTGGTCATCATCCCTCCGCTTTGACCACTTTCATATAATACCAACCGCTTCTATATTGCGGAAATTTGGTCATGTCCGAAACGTAAACAACTTTTCCTCCGCACCGCCCGATTAGGTCTGTTGCATATTCGGGGGTCCGGACCATCCGCCCCGCCAGCATTGTTTTATCTAAGTCTACCCTGTATTCATCTACATTTAATTTCACTTTGCCCGCGAATAGATTCAAAACCTTCCCCACACACCATTTTTCTACCCATTGTTTTAATTTTGGTTGTTCAAAGGTATATCTTTTGGGTGGTTGTAATAAGTAAGTAAAATCCATCATTCTCCCCTTGAGCTTCTTCCCAACAATTCAATGCCATACCTTCCAATCCTGAATACTTTCTTGTAACCATGTCTTTCACTGAAAGGCGGGCGGTGTTTGATTTTATTGATTATGGCAATACCCCTACCCCAGAAACGAATCCAGAATCCGCCATTATACAGACAGAATACAATATCGTGTCGATGTAATATGAAAAGTCTATCTTGTCCCATATTCTCCCACAAGAACCGGGTTAAACAAAGTTTTAGGCACGGCATTCAATCTTTTCTCTGTGATTTCCACATAAGCGGGTACATCATCAAACCCTATAAACTGAAACCCCTCTTGCGCCGCCGCAATCAGAGTGCTTCCAGAACCGGCAAAAGGATCAATAACCACACCACCTGGCGGAGTAACTAATCGGCACAGGTAACGCATAAGGGCAAGGGGCTTGACGGTGGGATGGTAATTGGTTCTTTTATTTAAACCACAATTTCTTGGATTATCACCACCTGGATTCCCTTTTTTTCGACCTTCATCTCTTTGTTTTTCTTCTCCCCCTCCACATCCCATATCTCTTTCCGTCTTGCTTGCTTTCGCACAGTAAAAGAATCGGGCGGCAGAGCCGGAATTTGCATGACTTCTCCCAACTCCTCCGAGTCCGAACATTGATGTTCCACTATATTTGTGACATATCCCCTCGTGTGTTTCAGTTGATGGAAATTCCGCCAGCACTTCATCCGAGCCATCGTGGATTAAGTTGGCGGGAAAGCGACCTTGGGATGGAATAAATGTATGCTTTGTTGATGTCATAAAACCAGAAGCCTTATCCGCTGGGCGTTTACTAACCCTATTTAATTCAGGCAATTCATCCCCTGTTGTCTCTACTCTACATCCATCCACATTGATCCCCCCTGTTCCATACTTCAACACATTCTCGGCAACGGTCTTTTCAGATAGAGGTTTTCTTGCCATGCAAATCGGCTCGTGTGCGGGCTTGAGAGCAGTGCCCCAACCAGACCATCGTTGGGCTTCGGATGTTAGGGGAGCAGTAATATATTTTCCCTTGTCTGGTCCCGCACCACCATAAATACCATTTGCCGTTCCGATACTATCCACTCTGTTTTCGCAATAGTTTGGATTGACTCCTACCACTTTCCTTTTCCCCCCTGCCTTTTTATCTATCGCCTTGCTAATATTTAAACTCTTCGGGAATCCTGATCCGTAAACCCATTCAATCATATCCCTTATCTCAAAACCAGCGTCCTCAATAGCGCAAGCCATACGGTGATAGGTTCTGCTTCCGCCGAAAGAGAGTAAGTGTCCGCCAGGTTTCAAGACCCGTAGGACTTCACGCCACATATCGACATCATAAGCTACGCCCTTCTTATCCCATGCCTTACCCATAAAACCTAACTCATAAGGGGGATCGGTAATGCAGGCAGAGATGGAATTATCCGGCAGTAACTTCAACCCTCCACGGCAATCTATGCAGATAGCCCTATTAATAAAATCATCGGGATATATCAATTTCATTCTCCCCAGTGCTTCTTCAACCATTCCGGTTGCGGCTTAATTTCTGCCGGTCGCGGAAGACCATGAAAACAAATTATTTTTGCATCCGCAGGCAATTTCCCTTTCGGCAGAATGTCCACCTTATAACTATAGATTCCCGGAAAAATATCCTGCGCCATGACGACTTTTATCTGGTCTGATCTCTGTCGGCTCAATTCCTTTAACCAGTCCTGGTCTCCCCTGAATCGCTTGTTCCCAACCGTCATCGAAACTCCCTGCCTCTCTTTGTGAAACGCCGCCTGATTGCCAAAATTGATTCGGAACTGATCAAAAATCCAGGTTAAATTACCATTCCAACCCATGATCCCGGAACACTGATCGCCCCGGTAAAATCCCCGCAGCATCACCAGCGGACCCGGGTTATTTACAATCCACCTCGCCAGGTCATCAATCGCTCCGGTGATCACCGTGTCTAAGTCAAAGTAAAGCGCTGGTCCCTGGAGTGAAAAGAGCCCCATCTTAGCCCACCACCCGGGCCAACTATGCCGTAGCGGTACGATGTAATGATTTGGAAGTTCACTGATACCAATGTTTTTCTCCAATTCATCCGAGAGGCACATGAAGATATGGGGCGTTTTCAGGTTCGCCTCAATTCCTGCCGCCAATTTCATAATATAGGAAACATCATACCCCCCACCTTTCTTGAACACGGTGGCTATGGTGATCATACCACATCCTCCAGTCGAACCATCGGGAAAACTGTCAGCGCGCTTCCTTCCGTGGCATTCAAACACTCCACATTCAATCTTTTGAGCGACTCCGCTATCGCAGGAAACGGTTTCATAAATCTGGTATACCGGCTGTTCGGATCGTGCTTTTTGGGCGGAGGATCATTTGCCGTCGGGTAATCGGTATGATAATTGTGACGGCCGCCGTCCATTTTCATGTCAAACCCCAGCAGGATGATCCTTTTGACTCCGAAAAGATAGGCCAGATTGATGGCGCAGGCTCCGGAGCTATAATTCCAGTTCAATATTCCGGGCCTGGTCGATATCCCCGCATTCGGCGAATTGTCCCGTCGCATCACCTTGATTCCCGGCGCATTGATGAGTTCTCCCCGAATCGTTACCTTTAGCCCGGCGAAATTCAGAAGGTTGTGCTTTTCCCATCGGTGGAAATTGAGGTCTCCGAAAAACATTGCATCAATCCAGTCGCCCAACTTAAAGGCATTGTTGACGGCAAGGCACCGCTTATTCCTCAAAAGCTCCATATTGACCCGGTTGAGGCTCGGACCGCCACCCAGGATGAAGCATTCGCCCCCCTGCCATATCTTTGGGACCACCCAGAGGTTGGGATTCCGCATCACCTAATCTTCGGCGGGAGGGTCGATGACGTCGAGATCCGGTCCTTTGCCAAGTTCGGGGTCAATCTCAGGAGTTTCAGCCTCAACCAGCGCCGCCGCCGCCTCTTTGGTCAGAAGTTTATCGTTGATTTTCTTCCCTGTCGCCTCATTGACCACGTTGTATTTCCCCGCCCCGACATGCACCGCCTTCAACCCGGCTTTTGGTTGTGGCGCAGGTGGATCCGGGTCAAGTTGTTCCAATGTATCCAAAAACGGCTTTGCCTGCAACGGATCCAGGGTAACGATCTGTCCCTTGCGGTAGACGGTCTTTTTGCCTCCTGTGCGAACGATCAGTTTACCGCTTTTCAATCTGTATCTGGGCACGATTACCTCCTTAGGGAATTTCGGTTTGGTTACCGTTTCCCCTGTTTGAATTTATGCTAAGTGTGCGACTCCGCAGCGACCGTCATCATCGGATTTGATCCGCGGCACCATGATGGCAAGCACCAGTTGGTTAAGCTCGAAGCCACCCGGAGATTCCCACGGGATATTGGTGATGTCCATCCCGATCACGATCTCCACGGTTTTGCTCGAGAGCTGGACTAAAACCACGTTGTCATCGGCGAGTTTCGGCGCCACCTTGACGAACTCTATTCCCTCGATTTCCGCAATCCTCTGGGCTACGGTGATGGTGCCGTAGGTCTTATAATCTTCCGCGATGGCGGATGCGTAGTTCGGGGGTACATACAGACCACAGGGTCCGTATTGGTAATCGTCGAGAAGCGCCTGTCTCATGGCCAACACATCATCCACGATTATAGCTCCGGTTGCGGCCGAGGCGTCCCATTGAGTGGCTAAGGTCACTTGATTCCGGTCAGGATGATCGCAGTAACCATAGATGATGGCATCGCCGAATTTATAGGAACTGGCGCCCCGGAAAAGCACCTCCTCGATTTTGTCTGCAACGTTGAAGCCGCAGTCCGCCGCCTGGCTCTTATCTAAGGACATAGTCCCCTTTCGACTAGAATTCAAATCTCGGATGTCGATATTGAAATAGTCGAAGGTGCAGACTAAGGGTAGATAATGAGGCGTGAAGGTCTTCCTGTCTCCCCGGGGAGTAAGGTTGGGTTTCATCCCCATCTGGGCTCCGCCACTGGCGCTTCCGGTCTCCCACATCAGGATTTTATTAGCCATACCATCCAGATTGAACACCAGTCCCCGTGAGCTCAGGTCGTTCACACCTACCAGGATTGGTCTGGCGGCGTCCACGATGGCCTGATCATAGAATTGCCATTCTTCGTGGCGAAGAGTGGTAGCGTTCTGGCGTAACTCGTTCACCTTGAACCCGTTCGCCAAAAGCCGCTCCGCCACACTGCCGAAGGCTCGACCGTTTACCACCGCCTCCACTTGCGCACCTAAAAGTTTGTTTTTCATTTTCCATCCTTTCGTTAAAAGTTTTCCTTCCGTTTCCGGTAACAAAAAACCGATCCATCCCGCATTTTTGCGGGACTGATCGGCTTGGTTGATATCCAGTGTCCGAACTAACTATTCAGTTTTATTACCAGATCTCGATGAGTATCCGGGCTGAGGGATCCTCTCCGCTCGACCCGCTCATGTCCACTTCCTCCAATGCCTCCCCAACGATGGAATTGAGTGCTATCGCACCCCAAGAGGCATCAGCATCCACCACCCGTAGGGTTCCGTCTCCCTGTGACTCCAGGAGCGAGTGCTTGTAGGCATGCTCGCCATTGTACAGGAGGGCATAGATTTCATCCCCGGGCTGGCAGATGGCGAGTTGAGCCTGCTGGGCGGCTTCATACGCATCATCGATGGTTTTGCCACGGCCGGAGTCCTCTATGGCAAACATCTTCTGACACGAGCCGCCTCCCGTGGCATGCACCCGCACATTTCCGGTGCTCATCCGCTCCACCAGATGACCCGGGGTGATGGCGGCATTGGCTTTGGCCTCCTTGTATTTCGGATTCCCCGCAACCACTACTTTTTTGTAAGCCATTGTTATTCTCCCATTTTAAAGGTTTTAAATCTTCTTTCTTAATCCTTGCCCCCTCGATTTCTCTACTTAACTGCCGCGGCAGGGACATACGAGGACGGCATGTCCGGGACTTTTTTCTCCTGGTTGCTGGCTGGTCCACCGCTTGCCGCGGAAAAGTCCACCTCCACCTGGGCGAGAGCAGCAAGTTTCTCCAGAGTCTCAATGTCCCTCTCTTCCAATGTCTCCCTGGAAAACTTATTCCGCTCATTCTTCATAAGTTCATCCACCAGTTGAGCCTTGATCTCCTTATCCCGGTTGACCGCCCGGGTTAAGATGCTCCGGATCTCCGGCGGGGCATTGCCCACGAATTCCTCCACCGTCACCGGCTTCGGCGGCTCGTTCACCTTCGGGTCTGGTGCCTTGGGCGGATCCACCGCCTTCAGAGTCTCTAATCGCTCCTCCTCAAGGGTGTTCAGCCACTCCCTGTCCTTTTCCTCGAACCGGGTGCCGTTGCAACTTATGAGGGCGTCGATCAGTTCTTTCTTTTTCTCCACAGTTACCTCCTTTTTGGGGTTATCGCATTGATTTGTCTTTGAATTTCCGGCTGGTTGAGTTACTGGCACATACTCGGTTACCTCTCTCACCTCCTCAACGTCGTCCTTTAAGGTTATATTCTTTTCCGTGTCGATGGTATAGCCACGTTTGTAAAGCTTGACGGCTTGCTGGTTGCCCGGAGCCCCGATCTCATTCGGGTTGGTTCCCCTCGCCTCATAGATGATGAAATTGTCGTAGATTGCCGAGACAAAATGCACCCAACCCTGGTTATCCAGAGCATCCAATGCCCTTTGAATCTTGGTCCGCAGATCCTCGTGGCTCATTTCGTTGGTTACCTGGATCCGGACAGGCTTTTCCTCCCGGAATAAATCTTTGATCTGCTGAATCAGCACTTTTAACTTTCCCTTCTTTTCCTCACCCTTTTCGTCTTTCACCGATCCTCCTTTTTGATTTTGTTTATTCGCCCGCACACCGCAACCATCCGCCCATGAACACGCCCCCTCCCCGCCGGGAAGAAGCGCGATATGATCTGGTCTGTAATTCATCACGGTTGCCTGGTATTCCTCCCCATGCCACATCCCCGGTGTTCCGTCCTCATCCAGCCAAAGCGCCGTCGACACCTCCAACTGCCCCCCCGACTGGATTAATACCAACACTTCCGGCGATACCTTTTCCGCCTTCCCAATATCGATCCACAATTCCCCCTTTAACTTCCCGCCGTCCGGATCAAATTGAGCATGGAAGAATCTTCCCACCGATCTCTCCTCAATCAGTTCCGGCGTGTTGGCCGTAACATTTTTTCCAAAATCCTCCGGATGAAAAACCGGCAGAGGCACTCCATCCCAGCAGCTTACAAATTTCCCTATCTCTTCGGCCGGATAAAAATAATTATTATGCACTCCCTCTACCAACGCCACCACTGGAGCCACCAGATGGGGGCGTCCTTCAAAATTCTCATGTCTTAATGGCAAATTGATGGCAAAATGAGCCGTGTTCCATCTTAGTATTTCTCCTCCTTCGTTTGCCTGCGGATTGGCCGCCTCGAATGAACCATCATGCGCTGCGCAGTGCTGCCGTGCCTGGTCAGCACTCCAGCGGTCCCGGGGATAACGGAATGCCTGGTCTTCCCAGCTTCCGTCAGGTTTTCTGCCTCGAATCACAGAATATTCCTTGTGGGTATCATGGGTTGAACGGGATACTGTTGTAAATTCCTCGTAACGACCCGGAGGATTCAATCGGCATGAATGATAATGTGGATACGGCATGATTTATTTCTCCTTTTCCGATTTTACTACTGGCCTAGCGACGCAGCGGCAATTAGGGTGACGAGGCAACATCCCTTCTATTTCATCCAGTGTAAATACTTTCCTCTCCAAGTCCTCGCACTCCGGGCAGACATCATATCCCGCCGTCAACCATTCCGCTTCGACCGTAACCTGCATCTCCGCCTCTGCCTGCCGATATTCCGCAATATTCGCTACATGATGCGCCCGCATCACCTCTGTCCGCGCTATCATTCTGGCCCGGGTAATCCCGATCTTATCAACCCGGTTCGCTACATCCTTAACCAGCTCCCGGGCAATTTGCATCGGCCCCTTACCCTCCGCCATCCCCTGTGCCAATCCGGTGGTCAAACCATCCGCAATCAATCTCCTGGTTTGCCCATTCATAAACTGGGTGACTGTTTTGAGATCCTCAAAGGTCCTGGTATAGATGACCGCCACCCGCTCCGCATGAAATGGCTGATTCATCAGTCCGCCGATCCCCCGGGGAAATGCCTCGAACGAAGCAATATCATAGCCGGCTCGCCTAAGCTCCTCTCTTGCCCTTTTGATCCCCTGCGAATAGGCAGAATCGATAAAGATGTTGGTCCAGGGCTTATTCCCGCTGATTATCCCGGGCCGAATAATGATCAGCAGTCCTTCCCGCCCCTCCGACAGGATGTAGAGGTTTTCCTGTTCCTCCAGCCATGCCATAAATTTCTTGATCTTCTCATCCGTAGTCTCAAAGGCAAAAGCCCTTTCCGGAACAGTGGCTAAAGCATGAATCATCGGTTGGAGTCCGAAACAGTCATTGTCCACAACCGATTTTTTGATCTCGGTTTTGAGCAGGTTGAACCGTCTGTTGATCTCGGTGATGAACCGCCTCTGGATTCCGCCGGTTCTGCTCGGATCTATCCGCCGGGACTGATTCAGGCAGAAGTAGGTCCTGCCATGATGATGCGCTTCTGGAACTTGAGTTGTGCTTATCATATTTTTCAATAATTATTTGTCCAGTTTCCCCTTTTTTAGCGCTTCCCTAATCGCTTCTATTATGGTGTCTTCATCAATTTCCAGGGGTTGACCGAACATTTCCTTGAACGAAGCTTCGGCATACCTTTCTCCGTCCGGATGAATTCTCCAAATATTATGCAGATTGAGATACATGTAGTGGCCGCAATCCACCAGTATTTCTTGTATTCCCGCCTTATATGTGATCTTAGACAAGGGGGTTTTAAAATCTCCACAAATAGGGCACCACATTTTTTCTATCATACAAACTCCCGTTAAATTTTTACCCAACAAAAAACCGATGCAATGACATTTCTGCCATCACATCGGCTTGGGTTATATCCAGTGTCCGATACTATCTTAAATTTTTAAATGCCCAATTAATTATCTATGATTAGTTCTCCTGTATTTTTTTAGCACCCCCGCGATCTCTTCAATCAATTTATCTGCACACTCTTTATGTACTTGCATTTTTTTGTAAAGAATTGGTTGATCCTTTACCATGTATTCATCAAAAGCCACTCTGTGTGTTTTTTCTGCTTTTACTTCAATTACAATCGGCGAGGAACGGAAAGGAATGGTTGAATCTGCAAATTCAGGCCCACTGATTTCTTTCCCACAGACATCACAAATATATTCTATCATTTAATACTCCTATCCGGTGTCCGATACTGCTTATTCAGTTTTTAATTAATTCCCTTTGGGAATTTTGAAGTACCGCCGGGAGTGGCAGAATATAGACGCACTCCCCTATCCATCATTTCTTTTAATGCTTCAAGTTCCTTCGGGAGATTATTATCTCCCCACCTTAAATCCACCCTAATGGTTTCTATTTCCTCTCTCGTCAACTCCACCTGCACCATATCTTTGTCAATCTTCAAGATTTTCATGGTTCGAATACTCTCCTGTCAATAGTATTACATGGCCACTTTTTTGATAAATCAAGAGATTTAGTAAGTTCCCTATATTTTCTTTTCCCCAAAACCTGGAGATCAACTCTCCCTAAAACTCTCAATTTAAAAATACCCGGGTTCTGTGGTGGAACTCCAGAGGTGCAATATGCCATAAATGTAAATAAGTGCAACCTGTAACTGTCGTCAAGCAAAACCAGACAAGGCGTAAGTTTAAATGCATCAGAAGAAACCGCAGGAAGTGATTTTCTCTTTATTGTTTCGTTGCGCTCTATAATAAGTTTGAGTTCTGATGGTTCAATTGGGAGGGGGAGTTTAAAAGACTTATTATGATTATGAATTATGGCTCGATCAAAATTAGAGGGATGTATTATCGCCTCCATTTTGGTTATAATTCCTACCAATTTCAAAGTTCTTGAAGTGGGTTTATTGGCTATATATAAAAATGCTTTACGTGTTGTTTTCATGGTCTCAACTCCGAATTTTCCTCCAGTTTTATTCTAAATAATCCGTCTGGAAGTGAAGCAATGGCGACACCAATTGTTGATTCGAATGATGCTCTTGGAACCGGTTCTATTTCTCCTGAATTATTCATGCAAACCATTCCTCCCTTCGGAATATTCCCGGCTGCCTTAAGCCATGGTTTTACATGCGGGAATATCAGTCGAATAAAATCTTGGATCTTAAACCAGATTCCCCAACAGAAGGCATGGATTCTATGCCATGCTCGGATTCTCCAACTTATGCTCCATTGTATCTTCATATAAATTGCGCATATTAAATTCATCACACCATGATCTTTAGGTATAGTTTAAATCCCGAATTAACAGATTCGATATCTGTAACTTCTGTCAGTTTTGAATAGTCAAGACCCGGGATCCATTCCGCGGGAATCAGTGTATGAGTATCCTTACAAAGAGGGCATGATATTGATTCACCTTCTTTTTTTGAAGATGGCAAAAATTGAATAAATTTTTCTTTTACACTACACAGAAATAGATTATCAGGTAATTTTGTTGTCTTTACTTCTGGATGCATCTCCTCATACATAGCTTTATCTTGGGCATGCCGTAGTTTTCCACATTCGGTTTTGTTGACGCATCTATTCAAATAAATCAAATTACCGACAGATATTATAATGGCCAATATCGCTAAGATTATTGTTATCATAGCCTCACACTCTCCCTATGAATGTTGAGCAATGCCAATTCCCTGTGAATCCACTAATATATAAACCCTATCGTCCTCAATAGCATTTTTTGGGGGATGCGAAATATCAATATATTCAATTGGGGTATCTTCGGATATATTTTCTGCGACGAGTTTTTTATCAATACCCTCTTTGAATTCCTTCCAGGTCATATCACTCATAACCTCACACTCTCTGTCTCCTTATTACCTTTACCTTACCAATCCTATGGATTTCAATATTAACAGATTTCTTTCCTTCTGGAATACTTACGGGAAGATAAACAAAACCAGCAAATTCAAGTGTTGTTCCGTCAGGAAGGGTGAGTTTATAGTTATGAACATTAGGGAACATACGTCCTACATTATCCCCATAGAACTGTTTCTCAGCCCAAGCTCTACTTACCTCTAGATTTACTTGACTCTTTTTCTTAAAATCCGCTATGAGTTCCTTGGTGGTTTTTATCATAATCTCATACTCTTTTTTCTATTTTTTCCAAGAGACAAGCAAATTCCAAACTCAATTTTGAATCACCTCTAGAATGTCCTTCCCATATATCTTGATTTTCTAAAGCACCAGCAATCCTGCTAACTTCTTGGTGATTCAGTTCTACCAAAACCAAGTCTTCGTTAGCTCTAAATTCATTCATAACCTCACGCTCTCCGTTTCCTCCACCCCAGATAGAGGATTTTTGTTTCGGTTCATATTCGTTATCCCGCCCTTGAACCAGTTGAGCTCAAAAGCGGTCTTACCGGTCAATTCCTTCTCGCTTGAATCACACAGGTAAAGTAAATAGGGTATCACGGATTTGTCAACTCTTTTTATCGTGTTCCCTATGCATATTTCGATTTTCAAGTTACCACCCCTTCAAAGTTCCGTATTCAACCGCCGTGGCGCTGTACGGCACATCCACGGTGTCCGCCTTAATGAAAAACTTCCCGTCTTTAGTCGCCGGGTATATGAAATTAAAAATATAATGATTCGGCTGCGGCCAGAGCAAATCGTTGGAAAGTAGATTCAATCTAAACTTTCCATCCGCCCCGGTGGTATCTACAACCTCGAATGGCGTTATCGGATGTTCATGGTAATGCAAAATCCCGCCGGCCGGAATATAAAGTTTTGCCGATACCTTCACCCCGGAAAGACTATCTAAGGTTAAATCAAATATCTGTCCCGCCACCATAGTTTGTGAATCGGGCGGTGGTCCTCCCCAGTCAAAAGCGGTGCCGTAAAACGTCCATGTATCGGGCCCGCGCACATCCATTGTCTCCGGGAAGACAAAATTATAGCCCAGTTGTAATAGCCAGGGTTTGTAACTTGCCCCTGTCCCGAGCGAATCCAGGGCGAACCACACTTTCCCATCGGCATTGGTCCAGCCATGTCTTATCGTAGCCGATTGATCATTATTTCTAATAATCACATGAACGGCATTTATCCCAGCTTCTGCCGAACTATCCCTTACCTGGACCGTACATGCATACGCCCCCGTCCCCGGGAACCATCCTCGGCCAACCAGAGAGTCAACTATCTCCTGCGCCGTTAATCCCGCCGCCGATCCCATGAATGCGGTAGTATCCAAAACGCTAAAATATTCCTCCTCTCTGATGATCTCCCCCGCATAGACGGCATAGTATTGCGCCACAAAATCGCCGCTATAAGTTGGTTTATATACACCGGCATATTCCCCGCTGTCCCCTTCGGTTAATTTGATTCTCGAAACCAGAACCGATCCCCGCATGATCTTAACGAAGACCGAATCCCAGCTTGCCAGGTCGTCATTCATATGGGTGGCTTTGGAAAGAAAAAGAGTATCCCTGAGTGTTATGGTCTGCGCTGGCAGACTGGAACATAACGAGATCACAAGGCCAATCATTATTAGGATTTTCTTCATGTAGCTCCGATTACTGTTTATTCATGCACCAAACCTTTGGCTCGTCATGCCAAACTACCGCAGCCGCATCTGTCTGGACGCACATCTCAATAGACAATTCATTCCCTCCGGCAATCGCTCCGATGCTTGCTCCCGCGATGGTTTTATGCTCCCAGGCATCTGTAGCCGTAAAGAATCCTATCAGTGTGGCGGTAAGTGCGGTCTTCGCTCCCAATTCTGCCGTCTGCTTGAAGCACCTCACTCTTAGACCGCTGACAGCGGTATCCGCACTCGATGTTCTCAAATTAAAAGTGATCGAATCCACATCCGGCACGCCTGCCGGCAATATCCAGCTGAAAACTACGGTATCCATTTGGTCGGCGGCCGCGCCCGATTCGTTTATATGTTTCACTGCCCAGCTGATAACTCCTGATCTTAAGGGATATAAAACGCTAACACTATCATCCAAACCTTCACCGATCGCCAGGCTATTATTTCGAGGCAAGAATGTGGGGTTCCACATTGAATCGCTTAGTATCGCACCTATGGCTGTTGCCGTCAAATAATCTCCCAGGGAATCTCCAATCCACGCAGCTATGACAGTAGAGGTAAGATAGTCCCCAAGTGAATCACCCAGTAAGGCGGAAACCGCTGCCGGAGTGGTTCTGTAAGACAGCGCAGCCGCTATCTGCGTCCCAATGGTGTCAACATCATCCACGACTCCGGATTCTAATACATCATAGGTCGCTTTTAACATATCCCCTGATCCCGAAGGCGTTGCCCAGGTAAGATTCCCCGCTCCGTCACTTTGTAGAAATTGACTCGCATCCCCATCATTGGCAGGCCAGAGATAAACCGTTGTCTGTGTCATCGTAGCATGAGGTTTAAAAACAATCCCAAAATCGGTTCCGCCCTGTTCCGAATAAATCTTAAAAATTCCGTCCGTCCCCTGGGTGCCTGTTGCCAAGGTATCGGTAAAATGTTTTACCCCGCCGATATCTTGAATGGTTCCAAGGGTCACAAAATAATTAGCGAACAAGGATTTCAGGTTGGTTGTGTCAATCTCTACCGAATCGCCGTCAAATAACATCGTGTATCCCGGCAAGACTACCAGCGAATCCTTTCCCCCAACTGCCGTTCCGAACCGGAGCCCGTTTCCGTCGATGATATTCGATCCGGTTATTCGGTTTATCACCGCCCAAACCGGGACCCACAAGACTGAAACCGCAACGACGAGCATTAGAAGCAGTCTCAGTTTTTCCGGAATGCTCTTAAATATCGCCACCTAAACCTCCTTTTTAAGGATTGATTTTGACCATATCTCCGTTTGCTTTCAGAAAAATGACGCCGTTTTGTTCCTCTCTTATCTGCCAATATTTAAAGATTTGAAAAATCATTCCATTATCAAAAATCTTGGCAATCGCTCCGTTATCGTAAATCCGGGCTGGCTGAGGAATGGTTCCCCCGGCAACCCCTGAATCCTGGAATCTCCAGTCTCTATTAAACGAAGTTCTAAATCTCCAGTCTCCTGGAACCCTCATATCTCCGAAGCAGATCGAGACTAAAAATAGACTAACGAGTAAAAGTAGTATCAATGACCGCCGGATTATTGCTGTGACCAAAGCTCAAGCTCCTTTTCCATCCGTTATGAAAGACTGCGCAACTATCCTTATTTGCCGAACCATCGGTAGGATAAAAGACAATCGTATCTCCGGATTCTGCCCCCAAAAAATTCGATAAATCTTCGGTCTTATTTTTTATCGCATATATATTGTTTAAATCAGCCAAGAATTTAAGTTCTGTGTACCCTATATGAAACTCATTATTTAAACCGCCCTGGGCAGAATACCATAAACCATAAGTCAAGATACCATTTCTTGTCAAAGGAACAGCTGAAGCCTGATAAACCCAGTTAGAATCCCAAGCAGCAGCTTTGCCTTTGGTCAAAAGTGGAATATCGTCTATTGTCCACGTTATTCCATCGGAACTTTTAGCAAAATACAAAACCCCCTCCGACCCACTGGTAGTAGAATCACATTCTAAAAAGAAGCCGTGATAACCATCCCAAACTTTATTTACGTTTAGATGCCAAAGTTTTTTACCAGCAATATGTGGAATAATACAAGGGATAGTATCGGCACTTGACCAACCCGTTCCCCCTAAAATAGGATTATCTTTGTAGTATAGTTTCGAAGTGCCGGTAAAACCTCGAACATAATACATTCTATATTGAGCACTACTTGGATCATATACCAAAGAGGGGTTCATAATCCCTAAACCAGTATTTTTCCAAGTTAATATGCGACCACCCCAAGTAACACCATCAACAGAAGCTTTTTGACATACATAAGTAGTCTCTTCAACGGTTTGAATAAGCCGAGTATAAAAACACCATAGCGTATCTTGTCTTGCATCCCAGATTAAATCCGGATCAGCAAACATTCTACTATCTTCAGCAGAATCTACATAAACATAGTAAGCCCGTGGAAACTTCCAATTTCTTCCATCATCACTTACAAGAATCTGCGGGTCTTCCGGTTCATCCCCATAAGGCGTAAATGCCATCCAAAATTTATGTCCTTTCCAACCATTGGGATCATATACAACATCAGGATGTAACGCTTCTCCTGTAGATCGCTGTGTTGGCGTTGAATCATAATAAGCTGCATTGGGAGCATAAAAATAATTTGAAGCTTTTACATGGTCTGCCGATACATTAACCGCCATTGGTTTTAAATCACCCTGTCTAACGGTATAACTATCAGACTGGTAAACTCTCTGATCTTTGTCTATATAGTTAAACCAAAAATAAACCTCATACTCTCCATACTTTCCCGGAGAATAAGCTCTTTTTGGTAACGAGTACATTCCGGGTCTTATTAAATAGGTGTTCGCTGCGTCTCTTGTGCTGTCAATCAAAACACCATGCCAAAACCGCTTCCATTCAACGGTATCGGCATTAGCCCCATGACCGGAGGAATCCCAAGTGCAAAAACTTAACCGGACAGTATCGGAAGGAGACGTCCCATCTCCGAATTCACCGAAATACCCAAAAGCAGAACTAATCCCTAAAAACAAGATCAATAAAACAACAAAATAACATACTCTTTTCATAAAAACTCTCCCGTTATTTATTTGTAGATTCCCTTAAATTTCTCATCCGTCTTTCTATATTTTTATTTTCAGGCACTGCCTCCGGCGTCCACCATCTCTCCGCCCAAATTTCGTAGACGTAATTTACCTGCTTGCTTCCTACCGTTGTGCATTCTAAATTGAGCAGACTACTATGCCAATACGGATACGTACTATTATTAAAATGGGTCGTATCCCAGGGCAATCCTACACTGGGATCATAAGTTAGGGTTATCACCCAGAAATTCGAGATCAAAGTTCCAAGCGTTACCGTATCTGCCCCACTGCATTCTCCCTGTTCCCCCGTATCGTAAAAACAAATACCGTTACAAACTGCCCAGTGATTTTCCCCAAATTCAGTCTCAAAGCATCCCCAACCCAAAGCTATGGTATTCCCTGCCGTACTACTATTGGCTCTAACAAAGATTTGCAAGCTGTCAAAACCTTGCTGAATAATGAAGTCGGTAAGGGCAAAACCGGATTCAAAACCAATCGTAGAAGCAGAGACATAGGTTAAATCACTTTGATCGCTTACCGCCGTTGAATCACTGCATCCCCCGCCTGTACAAGCCCAACCCGACTCTCCCCTCTCTTTGGTCGGACGGATAGTCTCATGGTCTCCCCAACCAAGATTAAATAGCAGAAGCAAAAGTATACTACTTACAAGTATTCTCATTCCACTCCCCGTCTACTTTCTGTTCGATTTTTAACCGCTCCGCTTCCGTTAATTTCCAGTCATCACAATAATAAACCCTACATGGCTTCGGACGTTTATCGTATATCAAACATCTATTGTCTTTTAAGAAGGGGCAATCCCTTGACTCGCTATGCCAGATAAAAATACCTGCCCCGAAATCCTCGAAATGTCCGACCTTAACACCCCCCAACCCCCCCTGTTCGATCAGGATGTCCCGCTCCCAACCAAAAACAGGGATATGAAACAAGCCATCCGGATTCTCTATGCCCTTGCAACAGGCATAGTCCCCCCGGCAATCCTTGCAATCTGTGATCCGGTTTTCACCCAAAGCAATCTTGGCGAAAAGAACGCCCAAACAAGACAAAATAAAAGAAAACAAAAAGCTGCGCCTATTCATCTGCATCTGCATCTTCATCTTCGTAACTTCCTTCCAGTATTTTGTCTATCTGCTCCACCTTCTCCTTGCTCATCCCCATGATGTCGGTCAGGAATGTCTCCCGGGGGACCACCGTATCGGCTCCAATCGAGTTAGCATAATTCCCCAGCGTCCTCGACTTTATCTCCCCGACCTCCGCCTTTTCCTTTTCACTTGACTGCATCAGATCGGGCCAAATGCACTGATAGCCCTTTTGGGGTGTGGATAAAGCTTTCAATTTGATTAACCGATCAATAAGGGGTCGAAGGATGAACGATTCGCAGTATAATTTCCGTCTCTGATCTACCTGATCCATCCATGATTTTTCGTCTTGGCTGGATGCCAATTCCCCCCGCTCCGATCCGAGCAGAATTCTTTTCGGTATTCCAGTTGCCGCCGAAATCAAGGTTAGTTGTGCATCCACATGGCTCGCCGGGTCCGCTACCGTTCCCCCCAGCTCCTGCACATCCACCCCCACGGTCCGGATGTATCTTTGCAGTCGGTGAATATATTTCTCGATTTCGTCTATCATATCGGTCTTTTGTGGCTCCGATAGATTTGCATCTGGGTCCAACTTAAAATTTAGTCCCCCCCATGCCCCTCTCCAGAACATCTCCGCCGATCCACCCAGAATCTTATCTAAATCCTGCAGCCGGTTCAAGACCGATCTTAACTGCGGAGTGCCGAAAACATCGTTTTGCAAACACCCCTGTGCCACATGAATAACCCGGGACCAGTGCACGTCTTTTGAAGTGCTCCCTTCTGACAATATCCCCGATCTCATTTTAATCGAATAAATTAAGGGAAGGCCAAAGCGTTCGTTCTTCGGATTCTTCTCGTATTCGGAAATTTCCGTATCTGCTTGAGAATACGGACAAAGATAAAGCAACTTGGGCTTCCCGGTAACCGCCTTATCGAATCCGCCGCTATCGTCAAATCCCATCAAAAGAACCGCGTATTCTCCGATACTCGCCAGCTGGTCAACCCTGGAGAGATAATGCCAGATTTTAATCCTGTTGTTAAGATCTGTCCATGCCGTCTCAAATTCGGTCTGCTTTTCCAGTGATTCGCTGATCTCGGGAGGTTTTCCCCAGCATGCCTCCACCGGTTTGTCGATAATGGCTTTGGCAATGTCTTGTCTCTCATAACAAGCCATGTAATCGTTGAAGCTCGGAGTTTTACTGTAGCCGAGAGTTTCGTATAGATCCCGTTTGTCCCCGAAGGATTTACCCAGCCGGGAAGCGATCTCCGCCCGAATCTGCATGGCGGAGGATAAGGCATGAAGCAGTACCGCCTTCTCATTCGCGGTGAGAGCTTCTTTTTTAGCCGTCTTTGTATCGGATTTCTTTTCCGCCATCAACCATCTCCGTTAAGAATTTTGTTGATTTCGATAAGTGACAATTTCTCTGTCTCTAGTTGGTGCCTGGCAAAATTCTGCAACCCTTTCAATGCCTTATGTTGTCCGTCTAATCTCAATTTTATCTCTCCGATCTGCCTCACATTCTCTTCTTCTTTTTCCTCGCATTCGTTCCGCTTAATAAAGATGGACACTCCCTTGCTATCCGGATGGCTCCCATCGATAACGGAAAGACATTCTTTGATCTTCTTTATGTCGTCGATGCTTGTTTTTGCCTGTTGCTTTAATATCCCATAACCGACCGCTATCCCTATGATGCCGATGAAGAAAGTCATTAAATCCCGTAATGCTATTTCCACTTATAGCCCTCCTTTCATCTCACCATACCCCCGCCATTTTAACCGAGGTTAAGAGTAGAAATGCCCCGCTACAAGCATCGATTTGATCCGAAACGCAATCTTCCGTCCCGTCAAAATTCTCCGCTTCCCGGAGGAAATCCTCATTCCATTGTCCGCGGACCAATTTGACGTTCCCCGCCTTTGCCTGCGCCGAAAACGGTTTGACCCTTGCCCCCTTGGATTCACGCACCGGGTTGACCATCACATTATAACCGGCTAAGTTTCGCACCTGGTAAAGCGCCTCCATTTTTCCCGCTTGCGCCGGATCCTGCTCAATTCCAATCCTAACCCCCCTTCCGTCCTGCGTAGCCGTATTTTTTAGGGATAGTTCCACTTCTAAGGGGTGCCCCTGAAATCGCTCCATGCCGGTGATGTAATAAACCCCCTTCGCATCCTTGCCCATCCGGCAACCGGCAGTCCAGGAGGTCTTTGCCGTCGCCTTCTTCGCCTCGGTCCCGGCTCTATCCCAATAGCGGATATGATCGACCAGGGCTGGTGCCGCTTCCACGATCTCAAACCAGATCCTTTTTAAGATCGTTCCCGCCGTCTCCCGCACATTCCAGTTACCCCCCAATAACCGCTCCATGTCCACTTGAGGAAGGGCTTGAAGGTTTGCCAGATATTCCGGATTTTGGGTAAGTAAAATCTGATTGTCCCGGATATTACCCGGGATAAAAGTAAAACTCTTCGGTCTTGTGGTTTTTCCGAATCGTACAGTCAATTCCTCTTTCGTGTCGGCCCAATGCGTTTCGTTATTAAGAATCACAAACCAACGGATCACTCCGGAACGAGCCATAATAGGAAGACCGGTTTTCTCGTCAATCCACCAGGCCATAAAATGCCGGAGCCAATGATCTGGATCCGGGTTACAGGTAGCCCGGATATAGGGAACCACTCCGCAGGTGGATCTATTTCGGGAAAGCATATAGAAAAATTGACGGAAAGAGAACGATTCTAATTGATCAAACCCGATGAATGGGATCTGGGCTCCGTCCCATTGGAAGCGATCGTCCTCATACTGCATGTGAGCAAATTTTACCTTAGCGCCGGAGGGAAATATCCACTCGGCTGTAGCCGATTTAGGAATGCCGCCACAAAGCGGATAAATTTCTGCCGAGGTATCCCACAGACCCCCTTCATTGGTAATTTGGGGATAAGTTCTGCGGAAGATGACGGCTCCGAACCGGGGATTGTCGATGTGACGTAAAGGCTCCATTAAGAGCGAAAACGTTTTGCCAGCTCCAGCAGCTCCTCCGTAAACCGAGATATCGGCAGAAGTGCCAAGCGACCGTTCCTGGGATCCGGGTTGAGGTCTGATCTCCTTGACTTCCCCGATTAATGCCGCTTCCACTGGTATCGTCAACTGGCTTTCTCCTTTGTTGGCTTAGTTTTGCCTCTTTGGTTGTCTGGAAGATAAACCGTAACTTTGGATATCAACGGTCCTCCATCGGCTCCGGTGATCTCATGTTTCTCCCGATATTTTGGATTATATGCCTGAAGGATCAGTCGCATGAGCGTGTCGGATTTTTCCTTGCTGAACCCGACCACTTCCCCCTCATAATAAATTGGTTTGTTTGTCCCGTTCAGGGCACGATTCTTGGCTTCATCCTCCAGCACTTCAATCCCCAGTTGATGGGCTTCATCCCATTTCTTTCGGAATTCCTCATCTTCTCGCCGTTTTTCATATAAAGCCGTTCTCGATATCCGCACATTTTTAGCAGCATGAGATACCATTCCCCCATTCGCAGCCAGTACAATAAGGAATTTCTCCAAGCGTTCCGGTGTTAACTCGGTTCTCTGTTTTAGTTTATTCCCCTTTGGGTTAGGCATATCGGATGTTTTCTCCTAAACAACGAAGCCCCAGCGTCCCTTCCTATGGAATCGCTGGGGCCTCTAAAGACAGAAGGGACAGTTCTGTCGTATAATTCTTTTCACGACTTCGAATTGTCCCTTCGTTTTATTTAAAGCTTATTCCAAAAACAATGTCAAGATATTTTTTCTGCAATTCCCCAACTATTTTGTGTGACCCCCTCTTTGGAAGAAATAAAAAGGGTCAACTGCAGTTGACCCTAATCACTTGAATTGGTGAAGGATTTTGGTAGTGGGTCAGTTTGATTTTTCTGGTCGCTGATTTTTCTTGACAAATTTCTGGCTTCTGCGTATCTTTTCTTGTGATGCGAAACCGCTCTCGAAAACGTCAGGATTTCAGCC